CACACCTGTGCCCACACCTGTGCCAACACCTGTGCCAACACCTGTGCCAACACCTGTGCCAACACCTGTGCCCACGCCTGTGCCAACACCTGTGCCCACACCTGTGCCAACACCATCTGTGAAAACAATCGCGAGCGAAAACAGTCCAATCACAACATCAATACCAAGAGCATTTGTGAAGTTGCCCCCTCAGTACTCTACTAACACTATGACAAGCATTGCTGGATTTACTCCACAAACGTACACCACCACATCATCAATTGTGTTGGCTGGTCAATCTAGTCAATCTATCGTAGCGGCAATGAACCTTGGTCCTGATTACGAATTCTTTGTATCATCATTTCAAGTCTATATTGAAGCCTTCAGTCCAAAAATTGAATTTTTGAATGCAAGCAATGCGGTTATATACACGCTTCAAACAACTGCCAACTATTTGAATGTCACTGTATTGAAAACGTTTCAAGTTCCTAATATTAACATGAACAGTGTAACTGCAATCCGATTTTCATCATCATCTCTGGTGAATAAAACCGTAATTATTAATGGTTTTACTGGAAACCAATGGTGTTTCAACATGACATATGCTTTTAAGATAACATATTCTACTACTACTACTTCAACAAAAGGTATACACGGGGACTATTTGGGTGTACAGACATTGCCTAGTTATTCTCATAATGTAACGATTATGCCTGGATACAATCTTGGAAGTTACAGTAGTTATACCAACATCACACTTACGTTGGGTGGGTCAACAATTGGAGTCATTCTCGGAGTCGATACATTTATTGTGTCCGCATTTCAACTCTATATTGCAGGGATAGATATAAAATTTGAATTTTTGAATACTGCGAATGAGGTTATTCGTACGATTCAAACAATTGGAACGATGCCGGATGCCACTATATTGAAAACGATTCAAGTTCCTGACGTTAATTTAACCGATGCGAACAAGGTCCGGATTACAGGGGGGAACTTGGCTGGCCATTATGTGATATATGCACAGACACAGGCAATGCAGTTGCTTTGCAACATAATATATTCTATCCCAAAACCACCCCAGCTAACCCCATTAACACTATTTGATAATTTAGATCCAACCGAAATGTCCAATTCCAGTGCTTTAATCACCAAAGACTTGGAGATCAGTTATTTTATATACAGAGTCCCCACATTATTCATGAATTACAAACCGTATTACATTACCATTCCGTCCATCACGCTATCTAGAACAGGAACCCCGTTGCAATTCTCTTTTTCATTATTAGCAGGATTTAAAACTTATGTTACTACCACTTTTTCAATCAGCTCAAGCTACCCCACCGGCTTCACTATTCCATTGCAATCAACTTATACTGGCACCGGCATAAATACTACTTTAACCAATACAGCTGGTGTTACGTTCACTGTCACTTATCCAACTACCAATGCGGCACCTTACTTGGAGGCAAATGCCAATATTACGGGAGTTCTGACTTACACCGGAGTCACACCCACAAACAACACAAACATCACAACTGGCCAGCACTCATTTTCCGGATTAGTTGTTAAGCTGTATGGAACCGATATCATAATTGATCCAATTCTGGCACCAAGCACGCCGTCGGTCAAGACCCCCATCACGTATTCAAGTGCGAAGACGGTTGGGTTTACTGCAGCCACGACAACCGCTCCAAATGCAGCAATAACCTATACGATTTATCCAACCCCTGCAACCCCAACCACAACCATGACAACACTTACAACTGCGATTGCAAGCATTCCTGGAACACCCAACCCAAATTCATTTAAATTGAATGCCACCACGCCCGAATCCGGCAATGTAACCATTTATGCAAATTCATCGGAAGTTACTGGATACTACCCAAAGAGCACGTATGCGCAATCCACTGTTAAAAATTATGCAGCAACATTGCCTTCGGACAAAGTGGTTCCATTTGCCAACACGTACAATATCGCAACTGGGCCAACCACTTACGCCGCTGCGTTTTCGGCGGCTATGCGCATTAATTTCACCCAGAATGTCATTTTGAATGCATTGGACTTTGGGTATATATTTGACAATTTCCTTAATAACAGCACAAATAATGGTGGATACACTGCCACTGGAGCAACCACTACATTTACAATGAGCGTGGCCGAGACAAATGGACCAAAAAATATATATGACAAGGTTAAATTTACTGTGACCCCGAACAAATCAGGGAATGTGTACAGTGCATTGCACACGAGCAGTTCCAATGCGGATGGTTCAAATGATGGAACTCTTCTGTCTATTCCGTTCGCCCCCACCCCGGCAACGGCAACTGCTACTGTTACTGGAGGTGTCATCTCGTACACTATCACAAATCCTGGTTGGGGATACATGTCTGCTCCTTTTGTCATTATCACAGGAGAACCAAACACGGCAATCGCTTATGCTACAATCAATTCGTCGGGTTCCGTGACTGGAATCACATTCACTTCCGGCAACGCTGGATATGGTTCTGCTCCAACAATCACATTCAATGCCCCCGCAACGGTGACACCGGCAACGGCAACTGCTGCTATTTTGCCCAATACTAATGGGGCTATCAATATCACTATTACAAATGGTGGTTCGGGATATTTATACCCTCCTCAGGTTGTTATTTCAGGAGAACCAAACACGGCAATCGCATATGCTACCATCAATTCGTTGGGTTCCGTGACTGCAATCAATTTCATATCAATCAGCAATACATTCACAGCAACCAAATATGGATACACCACTGCTCCGACAATCACATTTTCATACATCCCCGTGGCAGCGGCAAAGGCAGTTGCTAGCATTATTCCTAATTCCAATGGGGCCATCGCGTGCACTATTACAAATCCGGGATATGGATATTCTCACCTGCCATATGTTATTGTCACAGGAGCACCAAATACGGCAATCGGGATTCCTACTATATCTGCGTCGGGTTCCGTTATTGGAATCACATTCCCATACGGTAATACTGGATACACCACTGCTCCGACAATCACAATTCCATTCTTCACCCAGGCAACTGCAATTGCTTCGGGCAAAACATTAGCGGGCACTGTTACTAATCCTGGTTCGGGATATATATACCCTCCTTCGGTTGTTGTTGAAGGAGACGCAGCAGTCGCAAATGCAACTACGGATGGCGTTAAGGTGACTGGAATCACATTCACCAGCGGCAATACTAACTTTTCGTATCCTCCGTTAATCACACTTCCATTCTTCACCCAGGCAATGGCAACTGCCACTATTAGTGGAGGTGTCATATCGTCGGTCACTATCACAAAACCTGGTTCGGGGTATTTATACCCTCCTTCTGTCATTATTACAGGGGAACCAAACACGGCAGTCGGCGTTGCCGATATTAATCAAGGGAGAGTCGTTGGAATAACATTCACATCAGGCAACACTGGATACACCAGTGCACCGACAATCGCATTTTCATACATCCCCGTGACATCGGCAAGAGCAACGGCAATCGCGAATATTAGGTTCGGAACCATATTGCCAACTATCACGAATCCTGGTTCGGGATATTCTTATCCCCCTTCGGTCATTATAACAGGAGCGCCAAACACGGCAACTGCTACTGCTAGCATCAATTCGTCGGGTTCCGTGACTGGAATCACAATCACTTCCGGCAATGGTGGATATGTCATTGCACCGACAATCACGTTTGTATATAACCCCGTCAATGCAACGGCAACTGCTACTATTAGTGGCGGAGTCATCTCGGCAACTATCACGAATCCTGGTTCGGGATATTCTTATCCCCCTTCAGTCGTTGTTACAGGTGTTGCTGGAGATCCAACCACGGCAGTCGCAGTTGCTACTATTTCTGAATCGGGAAGCGTGATTGGAATCACATTCGCATCAGGCAATACTGGATATACCCGTGGCGTTCCGACAATCACAGTGGCGAGTCCATCATCGTTTCCAACCTATGTTTCGGATTTTAGGGATGATACTGCTGACCCTCAATTAGCATTTAATGTTGGTGATGAAATCACCATCACTTTGGAATCCAGCAACCCCGGATCGGTTTGGACCACGCCAACCACGTCATCGTCTGGCGTTCAATCTGGACTCACGTTTCCCTTGGGTGAAATGTGCGGCGCATTGATTTGCACTCCAACAACATCCGAGATAACTGTTGCCAATCTTAAGAATACACAATTGCCTGATGTGGATATTAATTACATTACTAAACAATTCGGTTCGGGTTCTGCGGATTCCATTGCTTCGCCTTCCATTGACATTAATGGAACGTTTATACTCGCCGGGTTCCGATTCACGGGCATCACAATATCGCAAAGTGGTTCTAATTTCCCTGCTGCGACAATTGAACTACGGGCGGACATTTATAGGGGGGGCTCTGTAATTTTTCAAGTGTTCTTCAAGTACATTGAATCCGGCGCAACGACTACTACATTGTACATTCCATTTAGTTATACGGAATATGCCAAGGTTAGCACGACTGCCAACTCAATCTGGGTTTCGCGCATTGTTCCGACTTCCGTGTATTTCAATCAACCTCAAAACCCAATTTTTTACACCGGTGAGACTTTTTCAATCAAGTTGGTTAATATCAGTGGCAACAACAATCTCAATTGCACCTTTATTAAAACAACTGTAAGTGGAGTCACGTATGCTACTGGAATATTACGGGGCATTAATGAGACATTGCCAACAATTACTACACCGAGTCCTGTAATAAATCCCATTTTTCAGAATCAATCCACAAACACAGTAATTACAATTCCAAAACCAGTGTCAACTAATACAGCCAGTGGATTTACATATGTTTGTGAGAGTGAATTCGTTAGTCAAACCCGAACCAGTTCGGATTCTTCCCAAAATTGCATACTTACATTTGAACCTTTTTACAGTGGTATTTATAGAAACAATTCACTTACGGCATATCAAAAATCAAGCACGGCATTTTCCAAAGGGTCTGTTTCTTATCCAAATTCATTTATCCTCATAAATACGGCCGAGAGAACGTGTGTCTCCGTTCCGCATGTAGGAGGAACACTAGTCAATTTTGGTAATTATACCACTGAATTCAAGGCATGCCTGTCTCAATACGGAAATATATTGGGATTCAGTTTTCAACATTTCGGAGGATTTACCATTGGTAGTATGAATACAACAATTACCTTTACTGTAACTGTAAAAAACCAGGTAACTTCGGCTCAAACAAGTTTCACTATAACGATCATACATAACGTCGGCGCCATTGATAAAAATGGTACAATGGCATATATTCCATTTTCTCCTCAGTCGTTCACCTATATGCCAACATATGTTCAAAATATCACATATTCACCATCCGGTGGACTTAATCAACGAATGACTGAAGATCCTTCAATTTTTGGACATGTTGTTATGGTGAACATTATTGCGAACTTCTCGGGAATAGGAAAAATCTACAAAGGCGCCAACGATTATCTAGCTGGAGCATTGATTACATCTTCCAAGCCAAATGGTGGTTGGACTACCGCATCTACAACTTATGTGAATAATGCGTATACCTCAGACAAAACTAATTTAATAAACACTAGTTATTTCAGTATTTTAAACCAGACAGGATACTCCGTGGCTGTTTATCCCTCTATGGTTCTGGTTGGCATAGAAATTCCACAGCTTGATCTATCTGCAGATATAACGTTTCCAGTGACCTTCTTATTATCTGTTTATTTTAGAACCACCACGAGTTTTACACTTTACAGGTATCAAATGAAAATTGTTATAATAAAACCCGATAATATTTTAGCTAATATGTCCACATTTACATTTAATTGCAGTATGCCACTTCCGGGAGATGTAGGCTCGTATGAAGCTAGATTTGTGCATGGATATTATATATCTGAAATAACAGCATCCGGCAGTCAGCTCAGTCCCAACATTTACTTAATCTCCGGTATTAATGGGTATACCGGAGGCAACATTAATTCTGGTGAATTACTACAACAATCATATCCTGTTTTCTCCTTTAAAGATTTTACATATTACAATGCAGGGTTGGGGTATAATGCTACTGTGTATCCCAACGAATTACTTTTTGTGGCCGATTTTCAACCGGAAATTATTATTAATAGTAATTCTTACCGATTTAATAGTGGGGGTGTATCCAGACCAACTGGTATTGTACGATGGCATCCTAATCTTGAACTTAAATAAATTTATAGTGATATGTATAATCATATAAATCGCACAAGCAATCCATTAAATAATTAATCATCAATCAACAATAAACCATCAGAGGTGCAGGAATCCACCGGCGCGGGCCGCTACGTTCTCAACGTGCCCGGCAACGGCGACAAGCCCTGCTACATGGAAGACCCCTGCATTCGGCTCCAAAGCTGGGGCGGCAACTTAAGGACCAATTCAGTGGAGCTGGAGAATGATTTGCGCGGGCTCAACATGCCGCTGTCCCGCGACTGTATCAATTACAAGGTCGGCGCCGCAAAGGTGGGTGACGCCCCCGTGCAGTACCCCTCGTGCACCCCGTTCGTGGAGCAGCCGCGCGCCACCGACCCCGCGTGGACCGCCCGGGATTTAGAGCAGCCGCACTTTTATTATCTGCATTTGAACCCGCAAGAGAACGCGTGCATCCCGTTTCAGAACAACTTGAGCACGCGCATCCTGGAAAAGGACTATTTCACACAACCTACGGGTCGAACCTTTCCCTGTCAGGGTCAGGGTAATTCCCCTTCCATTTCCATCCCCCAAAACGTGTTCACGGCTTAGCCCCCAAATCCATGCGACAACGAAATCATTAAGAAGGTTCTGTCTGGTTGGTTCCATTCCATTCACAAGTTATTAGTCATGGCAATATATAAATAAAAAGTATATTTATATATTAGTATTTAACATTTCAGAACACATATATATCTATACATTTGCATTTGCATTGCGTGATGGCCGAACTTGCAATTCCTTTGTTGGGGTTAGCCAGCATGTATCTCCTGTCCAACCAAAAAAAGAACAATGATCCCAAGGCGTTTAGTGGGGTGGGCGCGGCTGCTCCTGCTCCTGCTCCGGTCACAGAGGGCTACGTGAACATGGGCCGGCCCGCGAATGCCGTGCCCAACGTGGCGATTCCGCCGGACAACTATCCCGTGTTCAAGCCCAACACGGGCTACGACGCCAACGAGTACTCCAATTTCCCGAACCCCAACGCCGCCACCGACAAGTACTACGTTCAGGCGGCGTACGAGGAGGTGGCCAACGGCGGCTCCGATTTCGGCGGCAAGACGCAGTTCGGCGACAGCTACCAGCAGCGCCGCCAGGTCATGTCACTCACGGGAAAACCCATGGACTCCGCCGAATTTAAGCACAACAACATGGCGCCGTTTTTCGGGGCCAAAATCCGGGGTCGCACCGCCGACGCCAACGTGCAGGAGTCCGTGCTGGACACCATGAACGGCGCGGGGTCGCAGTGGGTCAGCAAGTCGGAAGTCGCGCCGCTGTTCAAGCCGCAGGAGAATTACAACTACGTGTACGGCACGCCGAACACCAGCGACTTCATGCAGTCGCGCCAGATGCCGTCCAGCAAGATGTCCAACGTGAAGCCGTGGGAGGAGGTGCACGTGGCGCCGGCGCTGGACAAGGGGTTCACGGATGTCGGCAGCGGCGGGTTCAACTCCGGCATGGACGCGCGCGACAAGTGGGTGGACCGCGACGTGGACGAGCTGCGCGTGAAGACCAACCCCAAGCTCACGTTCGGCCTGGAGACGCACGAGGGGCCGGCGTACTACTACATTCCGAACGCGCCCAGCGCCGACACGCAGGGCAAGGTGGAGAAGTATTTGCCCGACACGTATTATCTGAACACGCCCGACCGCTGGCTCACCACCACCGGGTTGGAGAAGGCGCAAACCGCGCGCCCCATTGAGGCCGACCGCTTCGTCAACCGCCCGTCCACCACGTCGGAGTACTTCGGCGCGGGCGCCGAGCAAAACGGCGCGGCCACCTACGCGCCCCCCGCCGTGGAGCCGTCCAAGCGGCAGCACATAGATCCCAGCAAGCACCACGCCATGAACATGGCCGCAGCGAACCAGAAGCCCGCATCCACCGCCGACCACGGGCGGCTGGGGTACAAGCTGCTGCACAACAACCGCAGCACCAGCACGAACGCGGTGGCACCGGGCGGCGTGTTTGGCGCCATGCGCGCCGTGGTTGCGCCGCTGCTGGAAGTGGTGCGCCCGTCGCGCAAGGAGAACGTCATTGGCAACCTGCGCACGTATGCGAACGCGGGCACCACGGTTCCGTCGGGCACGGTGTTCAACCCCGCCGACCGGCTGCCCACCACCATTAAGGAAACCACGACCGGGCTGCTGGATTTCAACCACCTGAATTTTGAGCGCCAGACGAATGCGGGCTACCAGGTGGAGGAGCAGCAGCCCGTGGAGAACCAGCGCGACACGACCACCGACGTGGAGTACCTGGGGGCGGCCGGCGGCGCCGGGGCGCACATGGGCAATCAAGTGTACAACGCCGCCTACAACCAGCACAACAACACCAACAAGGTGCAGACGGCGTGGACGAACCAGGGCAACATGAACCTGCTGAACCACAACGAGAACGTGTGCGTGCGCAAACCGCACACCACCGTGCACAACTACATGGGCGCTGCTGCGCCGGGCCCCAACACGGTGAACATGCCGCCGTCCGTGGAAACCTACGGCAAGGCGCATGCGGGTAAGAACTACCCGCGCAACGCCATTGAGTGCGAGCGGATCAACCCGGAGATTCTGGACGCCTTCCGCAACAACCCGTACACGCAGAGCTTGAACAGCTACTGCTGCCGATGATAGGAGATACAAGCGATTGATAAAGAGATCCGCCCGATTGATAAAAAAATCATTCAAATAATTATAATAATTATATTTGCAAATATATAATTATAACAGGTTCCATTCATTCATTATCCATTACAACCACACACCCACACAACCCCACGCCGCGCATGAATTACTTTGTTTTATTTAGCGTAATTCTGATTGTGGCGTGTGTAATTGTGTTGCTGCTTCCGTTGAATCCAACTCAAACACCTCAGCATCAGCCTCAGCCTCGGCCTCAGCATCAGCATCATTCTCAGCCTCATATTTTAGAAGGGTTCCCATTCCCAGCGTCGGCACCATCGGCCGCGGATCAGCGCAGTTTATCCAGTGCTGCCGGTTCAGCCGATGGCAGCTCCGAACATGAGTATTTGTTGGACAACCAGCTCCGAAAGCACGATCGGCTGGCCGAGGCCTTTGAAACCCGCGATGCCACATTGAAGACAAATGCAAACCCCGTCTCGGCCACCACGACGCAAAAAAGGAGCATCGCAACCACTAGTGCCAGTGCCAGCGCCAGTGCCAGTGCCAGTGCCAGTGCCAACCCCGTAACCGAACCATTTGAAACACGGAATGCCGTTAAAAGTGGAGATATTAGCGTGGCGGTGGGTTGCAGCGAAAAATGCGTTAAAATTACGGACACGTCTGATTCCATTGGAGGCAGCTGCGTGAATCCTCCAATTTCCGCCACCAACAAGACCCCGGACTACTCCAAAAAGTACTGCCCCGCATTCCGAGTGCCGGACGGGGATTATTCAATGCGCGAACAGGAATGCGCGACCTGCGGATATTACACGTTCACCGCCGAATGCAAAGCCAAAGCTGATCCAACGGACAAAACAAAATGCACGAGGTACGGGCCGTACACATATCAACGCCCGACCGGGACCACCAACCAGTACATGACTTGCAAATCCAACAACGATGAAATATGCAATTTATTTTTGGAGAAGGGTGGCAGCGGAGGCGTAGGTGGCGGCGGTTCCGGGTTCACGGGACCAGCTTGTTCGGCAGCTACATGCAACCACAAAAAGGTGACAATCACCGGCGTCACTTCGGACACGCAAAAATGTGTCATTCCAGGGTGCTTATCATACAGTGGCGGCATGTTGCCGTATCCCAAAGATTTTTACGGGAATGACCGAATTAATCCGTGCAAAGAGGACGGTAATGGTGGGTATTTGTGTCCGGCAATCACGCCTGGGACCAATGAATCTTATGATTCGGGCGGAGGATCGGGCGATCCGTGCTACACCACCGCAGGCATGGTTGATTTCAACAAATTTCAATCCATGAACACAGTTCCAAAATGCAACAATGTCAGACCAACCTCCGTTCAGAATTTCGAACCCAGTGGATCTAGTGGCTCTAGTGGCTCTAGTGGCTCTAGTGGCTCTAGTGGCTCTAGTGGCTCTAGCAGTGGCAGTGGATCTAGTGGCAGTGGCTCTAGTGGCAGTAGCAGTGGATCTAGTAGTAGCAATGGCACTAGTCAATGCAGCGGCCAATCTCTCACCATTGATGTGTACCATCACCGAGGAAACAGCAGCAGCAGCAGCAGCAGCAGCAGCAGCAGCAGCAGCAGTCATAATGATGGTTCGGGTGGTTCAAGCAGCACATATTATGCTGAACCTGAACCCGGCCCCATCTATCTTGGACTTTATTAGTAACATGGAAATATTAGACAGACAATGGTTTTATTCTGATGATGTTAAATCCTGCGCAATCTTCCATTACCAGGTATTATTGAGCGATTACCATGTATGTCAAAATGTCCATACTTCAGATCATTATCCATAGGTGGAGCACTTGGCCCAACAAGTGGTAGTGGTGGTGGTGGATACGGTGGTGGTGCATGAGACGGTGGTGGTGCATGAGACGGTGGTGGTGCATGAGACGGTGGTGGTAGTGGTGGTGGTGGATACGGTGGTGGAGCATACTGCGACGGTGGTGGTGGATACGGTGGTGGAGCATACTGCGAATAATCATCCATAGGTGGAGCACTTGCAACAAGTGGTGGTGGCCGATGCAAAAATTTTGCATGCGATGATTGTTGTTGTTCCAACACGTGTGCTGGAATGGCCCACCGCGACGGTGGTTCAGGTGGAACAAGCTCTAGTAAAAACTGTCGCAATGATTCGTTTGCATTATCTGGATTACTCTGCAACAACTGTTGCACCTTAACCATGTCATCGTCCACTAACTTTTTTTGCGTCGGGTCTGTTATCGCATCATACAACCCATCCAATCTAGTACGATACTCTGTTAATGTTTCTGTAGTTACGTCTTTTGAAATATCAGAATCGCGGCCTGCGCTTGTCTTCACAACCGCATCATTGTATGCATCATAAATTCTTTTATTTTCTTGGTTACCTGTTCTAATCCACATGGATTTTAAATAAATTGCATTTACTAACATTAATTTTTTTAGTTCCTTTGTATCCTTCGTAACCACAGATTTAACGGCAGATTTAATCGCTTGAAACATGCCACCGCTTCGTCGTCGTCGGTGAACTTTGCGCAAGGTTCGGGCGCGTTTTTTGCATGTGTGCGTTCGTTTTCGCTTTGAAGCCATTTTATTTACCTAATGTGCACAAGGTTATACAATATGCACGCATAATAATTTATGTAAATTGCATTGTGTATATCACTGCATCACTGCATCAATCCCATAATGTCCGCCTTGTTGATGTGCGTCTCCTTCGCAATGATCTTCAGGATTTTGCGGTGGGCGGCATCGTCTTTTTCAATGTTCTTGTACAGCTCCTTGCAAATGCTCTGGTACTCCATGTGCATCTTTTCCTTGGTCTCCCACCCCGGGTGAGCCTCCATCCAGTCCTGTATGACGCGTGTCTGATAGCACGACGTCATGTAAATGAATTTCTTCACGTGTTCGTGCATGTCGTCCTTGATCCACTCGTCGGTCTTGATGTACATGGTCTCGCGCTTGGCGTCCGTGCAGTGAATGGGGCGCAGGTGCACGTCCATGCCCTTCAGGTTGTTGGCAATGATGGAGCCCACGCCCTCCACGATGCCGTTCGTCTTCGTGAATTCCAGATCCTGCAGCGTGATTTTCAGCGTTTTCATGAAGTCGCTCAGCTTGATGGCGTCCTTGCACTCCGTGTTCAAAAACACCTGCACGTTGAACTGGTTGTTATGAATCGTGTTGTGTGTATGATTCGTGGTTGTGACATGTGCTACTTGGGTTGGTTGGGTTGGTTTTTCTTTTATCGTATCCACCAAAACACTCATGATATCTTTTTGCATTGTCATCATGGTTTTCACAATATCATTCAAGTCTGTTATTTGATCCTCGTTTTGTGCATTTTGTGCAAGTCGTTTGTGTCGTTCGGTTTCACAGTGCTGCACATAGTGACTCTTTTTATTACAAGAATATTGACACGGTTTGCAGAAGTGCTTCGCTTTTTTATCAATAAGTTTATCCATTCCAAAGTTTATTTAATTTGGATACTTGAGATATTTGGTATATTATGCAGATATTATATTTATGCTTTAAGCGTTTTTCCTAAAAGTGTGTTATTTTTTGCTAGTTAATAGGATCGGCCTATTTTTAGCCTATTTTTAGGCTTTTCCCTAGGGAAAAGAGCCTATTTTTGGCCTATTTTTAGGCTTTTTTGGACAAGGGTATGCACCAAAATCACATGTTTTGGTGCTTTTTTTTAAGTTTTTTTTGGGCCGATTTTTTTGCGTTTTTGGTGCCTTTTTTTAAGCGCTGCATTATGCTCACAAAAAACAGATGGTATTTTAAAAATATTTTTTTGTTATTTTCGATTCGAATTTGCACAAGACTCGAAAAATTTTTGAGAAATGGACATAAAAAGTATGTCCAAAAATCGAAACCTCGAAACCTTTTTGTGCAAATTCGACGCGCACTAGGTAATTTGCGGAACTTTTTGGGCGCGCATGTCATGACAGCATATATGGTCTCATGAAACATTCGTCCGATTTTTCGCCGATTTCTCCAAGCGGATGCGTGGTGCCTTTTTTTAAGCTCGGCGGCGCGTTGAGGAGCGACGAGTGCGTTGATGACCGCCGCGCCTACATATTCTACCTCCGCTCCTGGAGCTCTGCCTCTTGATCTTGCTCTTGCTATTGCTCTTGCTCTTGAAAGGATTGTTGGAACCCAATTCCCTGTAAAATATTGCCATAGTTGAATCCCGGTCAACTGCGGCGTTATACAATTCATAATACCCCTTCTTATTGACGTACCTTTCTGCGACCATTAAATGCTCCCAGGTGAACGCATCAAGGTCAATGTCAAATTCTTCGTCGTCATATTTCTTTTTCAACAATTCAAATGAAAACAATGCATGTTTGGATTTCCATGCATGCCCGCTATGTCTTGTTACGTATTCCAACGCGAATTCGTACGCGTCCTTGTTAAATTCATTTATTTTTAGTTTCATTTTTAGGTTAATGATTGAGTTATGTATTTATATATGGTATATACAATTATTGCATATATAATTTTGCTCGGCTCAAAAAACCATTCATTCATGCAATTCATGCCAATTCATTGCTCCCAGACGACCACAGGCCCGCCGGAGGGCCACGCAGCATAGGGGATCGCCTTGCTGGTGGATTGCGGAAAAGACAGCAGCTTTTGCAGCGCGGCTTGGCGGCGTTCCAGCGGGGTCTGCTTGGCGCTGGACGGTTCTCGGCGCGTGAGTTGTTTGAACCGCCATTCAAACTGCAGCGCGGCCTGCCATGTTGGGAACCCGGTCACGTGACATGCGCGGCGCCAGGTTTCACCCCGGGCCACTTTGGCGCCGGTGGCGTGTGCCCCGCCGCTGAGTTCCTTGTTGTGCTGGCGCAGCCGGCGTTCCAGATTCACGGTGGCGCCTACATACGTGGTGCGTTTGGAAGATGATTCCAGCAAATACACGAAGAATTCCTTAGCATCCTTGGCATCCTTGGTTTCTTCTTCGCAAATGGGAACAATTTCATCGTCGGTTTGCATAGTGGTGGTAGTGGATGGGGGGGTGTATTGATTATGTATACTATGTATACTATGTATACTATGTATATTATGCATTTATGTGTTTATTAGAAAATGAAAAATACAATTTTTTTCATTTTTTTCATGATTTTCATGATTTTCATTGAGGCACTAGCGGAGGCACTAGCTAGCTAGAACTCATGGCTCTTCTGGGCATTGCACTGGGCACATCATCCAATACAACTGCGTAGTCGTCATCGGCATCGGACAATTGTGAATCAATGTGGTACGCGTGATGAGCTTGACGATCGGATGCAGGTGCGGACAACTGGATGTCGTCGTCGTTGAATTCGGTGCTTTGGGTGTCACCAGAGATACAGCGTCCCAATGCGCGACGGCACACCTCGTATGCCACCGGCGTGTCGTGCGAATCGTGCTGAATGGAGTGCATGCGATCCAGCCCCATGCCGGCTGCATTGCGTTTGGTGGACGGGTCAGATCCGATGAACAGAATGGAATGCATCGGATTCCGTTTTTTGTTGTCGGCGATCATTTCATTGACGCCGGATTGATTGTGCACGCGGGAATCGTTGTTGTCGCCGTCACTGAAGACGTAAGTTGTGGCTGGAACTCCGACGCTGGACGTGTTCATCCGGTCAATTGCGATGGCGACTGCATCCCACAATGCGGTCATGCCATCGCACACTAGATCGTTGAGGGCCATGATCGGGACATCGTGCACCGGAACCCGTTCCCCCACGCGAATGTTGTCGTGTGACGAGAATTGGATGATGTGGATGTGGGCCCGGTGTTCACATGGGTCGCGGTAGCGTTTTTTCAGGTCCACAATGATTTCGTTGATGCCGTTGACAACCGACACGCGCTGGTCATGCATGGAGCCGCTGACGTCTTGCACAAACGTGACATCCATGTCTTTTGTGGCAATGGGAGGCAGATTGAGATTGTCTTGGGATTCGTTGATTGCGGCGGTGTCGTTGATTGCGGCGGTGTCGTTGATTGCGGCCATATTGTTATTGACTCAGGTGAGGGTGTTGTTGTTGTTCCATCTTTTGATTCTGAAAGAAGCTTTCAATTTTTTTTCAAATGCACAAAATGAAAACGAAATGAAAACACTATTTTGCAGTCGCAGTGTGTTTTTCATACACGTGCTTGCATGCGCCCAGCGTGGTTATTCCAATGAATATCCATGATTGATTGTAAAAGTATTTGGATGTGTCTAAAACTTGAAGCGTGTAAGAACACACTGGATTGGCCATATTAAAAAAGGTGACAATGTATCCGTAGAATCCGGACGGCGCACAGTAATACGCATATGTTTGCGCGGCAACCCAGTGCAGCGATGCAAATGCAACGGGCGCACACATAAACGCGATGCCATTCATTTGTTTTGCATATCGCGTGTTATTTTTAATTGCCTTTTTTATTGCATTTGTTGCATTTGTTGCGTTTACATTTGTTGCATTTGTTCCGCCGGATTCGTGATGGATGAATTCCACAATCCATTATTTGCGCGCATCCCGATAATTTTGAACGAACCACTGCACCGTTTCGCGAAGTCCCTGGCGAATGGACGTGAATGCAAACGGTGACTCGGCGCCGTAAAGTCGCTTGAATTTAGCGTTGTCCGCCGTTTTTTTGAATTGGCCGTCGGCCTGTGCGGTGTCATACACAATGGCATTGTCAAACCCGATCGCGTCGGCAATGTGCCGCACCACTTGTGCGATGCTGATTTCATCGGCGGGATCCACCGAGAGAATGATGGAACCTGCGCCTGCGCCTGCGGCGCCTGAGTCATCGCTGGTCGCATCGTAGTGCTCCAGCGTCCAAATCAGCAGCAGCGCCAGGTCGCGCGAATAAATGAATTGCCGGAGCGGCGCACCGCTCCCCGCAACCACCAGCGGCACCCCCTGCTGCTTGGCCAGGTAGCACTTGTGAATCAGCGCCGGAATGACGTGCGCATCGTCCAGGTGAAAGTTGTCGTGCGGGCCGTAAATGTTGGTGGGAATGACGCACACGTAGTTGCGGCCGTGCTGTTCCCGGTAACAGCGCGACTGCACCTCCAGCATGCGCTTGGCATAGGCATACGCGGCATTGGAAGCGTGCGGGGGTCCGGCGTGCAGCATGGTCTCGTTAATTTGCCGCGGGGTCCTTGCCGCCCTGTCATCCGGGAAAATGCACGTGGAGAGGCAGCTCACCACTTTGGCCACGCCCAGTTCGTGGCACGCGCGCAGCACGTTCATGTTGATGCGCACGTTGGTTTCAAACATGTCCACCTTGCACCGCATGTTTTTGAACAGGCCGCCCACCGCCGCCGCTAAATGAATGACCGCATCGGGCGCCACCGTGCGGAAGTATCGCAGCGTGGCATCGTAATCGGTCAGGTCGCAGTCGCGCGAGGATGCAAACACGAACTCATGCTTCAATTCAAGCCCAGATATGTGGCGCAGCGCGGATCCCACCAGACCGGATCCGCCGGTTACCAACACGCGTTGCACTCGTTGCATTTGTTGCATCTTGCGGTTGAGAGAAATTCCAACAGAATAATCAGAAGCCAGCGAAGCCAGAAGCGGAAAGAACGAATTAAATGATTTACGTGCAATTCATTTAAATAGTATATTGCATGAATTGTAATATATATCCCATTTTCTCTCAACATTCCCCAACAAGAAACAGCATGACCCATCCAAATGTTGCATTCATAACCGGCATCACCGGGCAGGACGGGTCCTATCTGACCGAGCTGCTGCTTAGCAAGGATTATTTGGTGCACGGCCTGATCCGGCGGTCGTCCACGATAAACACGGCGCGCATTGAGCACCTGTTTCACAATCCGGCGCTCAAGCTGCACTACGGCGACATGACGGACGGCGCTTGCCTGTACAAGATTCTGAACCACATCAAGACAGCGCACCCGACAATGGAGCGTCTGGAGATTTATAACCTGGCCGCGCAGTCACATGTCAAAATCTCGTTTGAGATGCCGGAATACACGGCGGACACGGATGCCTTCGGCACGTTGAAGCTGCTGGAATCCATCCGCAACAATAATTTGGATGCGGTGACCCGGTTTTATCAGGCGTCCACCAGCGAGCTGTACGGCAAGGTGCAGGAGATGCCGCAGCGCGAGACCACGCCGTTTTATCCGCGGTCGCCGTATGCGGTGGGCAAGCTGTACGCGTACTGGATCGTGAAGAATTACCGCGAGGCGTACGGCATGCACGCGTCCAACGGCATCCTGTTCAATCACGGCGGCGTGCGCCGCGGCCACAATTTCGTGGAGCGCAAAATCACGCTGGGGCTCGGCAAGATTCTGCGCGGCGAGACGGACCGGCTGGTGCTGGGCAACATTGATTCGCAGCGCGACCTGGGCAGCGCGCAGGACTACGTGGAGGGCATGTGGCTCATGCTGCAGCAGGATGCGCCGGACGACTACGTGCTGGCCACGGGGGAGACGCACAGCGTGCGCGAAATGGTTGAGCTGGCGTTCGGCATGGCGAACATCCGACTGAAGTGGCGCGGCACGGGCGCCGACGAGGTGGGATACGACGAGGCCACCGGCAAGGACCTTGTGTTCATTGATCCGAAGTACTACCGTCCGACGGAGGTGGACGTGCTGTGGGGTGACGCGTCCAAGGCGGAGCGCGTGCTGGGATGGCGCCCGCGCACCTCGTTCCAGCAGCTCATTGCCGACATGGTGCAGCAGGACACGCAAACCGTGTACAAGATCATTTAGATTCTACAACATCACAATCACAATACAATTGCAAATGTCAATATTTACATTAATGTCGCGTATTAATGTAAAAATTGAATTAAATACACGGATGTGTTGCCTTTCATTATCTTTCATTATCTTTCATTATCACACTCATTTAATTGAACTCAATGCAAACAAATCCAACAACTCCAACAACTCCAACAACTCCAACAACTCCAACAACTCCAACCCATCATCCATTGATGGACCAAATTTTGAACCGCAAGCATGCGCTCACCAGCTTAACCGACGCCGAGTTTGAGGCGATTCTGCCTCAGCTGGCCGCTGAGCTGGAATCCAACGGGGTGCTGCGCGAAGCTTATAGTGACTCCGAAATACAGAAGGACTGGGCCCTATTACTGAAAAAAGATGCGACGGTCAATGCGTTCAACATTTCGGCCACGGAGGTGGCGGGCATGAAAGTGCTGCGAAAACACATGCGGCACTTTCACGCCGTGCGAAATTACAAGGGGCATTCCGTGGAGTCGCTGTGGACGCAGCCGTGCCTGGAAAAGGCGCTGCGATTCAACCGGGCCCAGCATTCCACGCCGTACGCGTCCGAAATCATTCGCTCGCTGTCGTTTGCCAACGGGCTGGGCAAGGTCACCATGTATCGTCCGCTCATGGCAAAAAAAGTGGTGTCCTATTTGGCCACCAAGGACGGACTGACGGACGTGCGCTTATTAGACGTGTGTGCGGGCTGGGGCGGCCGAATGATCGGCGCCAAAAGCGCGGACAAAGGAGGAGGGGGAGACAAGCTCCCCCCTCAAACCCCCCGCAAAGGAGGGGCTCTGAATGTGCATTACACGGGCATTGATCCCTGCGTGAAAACGTATGAGGCGCTGCGCGCCATTCGCGACGAACTGGAACTCACCAATGTGATATTAATTAACAAGCCCGCCGAAGTGGCTTTGCAAGAGCTTGAACCCAGTGCAAGGTATGACATTGCGCTCACCAGCCCGCCGTATTACAACCTGGAAATTTACTCGGACGAGCCGACGCAGAGCGTGGTCGTGTCGGATGGATATCAGGCGTGGCTAGACACGTTTTTGAGCCCGGTCATTAAGGGCGTCATTCGGCTCGGCGTGAAATACAGCTGCTGGAGCGTGAAGAACTTCAAGACCGACCGGAAGTACGACCTGCTGGACGATGTGATCCGGATCCACGGCGAGCACGGGTGGCACCTGTTAGACGGCGCCGTGTTCACGATGGCCAACAGCCGGCGCCCGGGACAAAAATCCGCGAGTGAAGATGTGACCCCAAAAAAAACGGAGGAGTGCACCTACGTCTTTGTTCGGGTGGCATAATACAGAAGTATTAGGCGCAACATAAAAAATATATGCAAATCATCGCATTTATTTTTTTTATACTTACACTTATAAATACTTATAATCCTTTTTATCCATCCATGGAACCACCGGGTGCTAAATTTGCAAAACATATGAAAAAAATGTCAAAATCTGCAAGAGCCATGCTTTCTCGTGCGAGTATTCCAAGAGACCTTCGTGATAAAATTATGAATGATACGATCTATGGTAACTGGTCTGAACCATTAGTCGGTGTTGAGTATGAGTCTTTTAGAGAAATGATAGATACGTACCACATCATTCATGCATCGGTTCTTAAACTATATCCAGGGTTAGACCCTTCATGGTTGATTCAAATCATTGAGACGTTTATTGAATTCTTAAAAACAACTCCACCAAATTCAGTTCCAATTTTTGATTTATTGCGTCCAATAGTGATGGAAAACCAATATCTAACCCTGTCGCAAGTGTATGCAAGGTATGAAAAAATACCTGGCAAGTACCGTACATGGGTTAAACGTTTCATTAAATATCCTTATAAGCCCGTTGAGCTTGAGGCATTAATGCAGGAAAGAGGCGTGACCGACGAATCGCTGGGTCATTATCTGGAAGACAGCGGTATAGCTGTTGACGGCGACATCGGTAAAGGAATAACCCATTTTTTTGATGAAGTCGTTGTTATATTAAGTGATATTTTTGACGAAATGACTAATAATCGCAGGTACATTATTGTCACAGAATCAAAATGCCCTCCAAATGAATTATACAAAAGGTTATTTTCAATGCAAGAATCAATGGCGGAAGAGGGGAGCCCAAAAAGGGCGAGCCTAACAATTCGTTGCAGTGTGTTTGACATGATTCCCATTTTTGAGATGTTGAAGTTGTTGGATCGGAAATATGGTGAACCTCCTCAGAAATATCGGAAATATATTGAACCTCTAACTTTTGACAAAATGTTGAAATTAGATTCGGAATTGAAGGCAAACCAAGGAGGAGGAGGAGGATTGACGCGTAAAAGGCGCATCAATAACAGGCGCAGCAAACTCCGTCGGAAATTCCATTTTTGATTTCCCCAATTTATTTGGGAATGCACCTACGTGTTTGGTCGGGGGGTGATATAATACAAAATCATCAATGCAACGTAAAACAAAAACAGTTCAATGATCATTGGTTGGTATGGTTGGTATGGTTGGTATTGATGTGGGGTGGAGGAGTTGAGGCTATGGACTTGAGGCACCATGTCTTTATATTATTTCGGAATGGTGCTTACAAATTTGCGCATGCACTCCAGTCCATGGATCGGCGTCAGATACGGCATGATGGCCGATTTCAGAGTCCACCAGCCCTGCTTGCCCTGGAACGTGACCACCTTTTTTTCGCGCAGCTCGCCCATGAGTTGCGCTTTTGTCACGCACCACACCTTCCACTCATGAAACTCTAGGAGGGCCAGCATGGCAAACGTGTAGTCGTGCTCGGGTTCCAGGTGCTGCCACCGGCAGTCGTCTTTTCCGGCCCATCGCCGGGCGCATTTGATTTCGCATTTGTGGCCCTCAAATATGCCGTCGTGCTGGCTGGAGGTTCTCGGCGCCATTTTGAACAATTCGGCCAGGATCAGTTCGCTGACGGAGCCAAACGGCTTGGAGTCCAGGCTCACCAGCTCCACCACTTCCGGGGCAGCATTCATTCGGACATAATACTGCGTCTGCGTTTCCCTTCTTACATTACTGGCGTATGCCTTGGTGTGTTTCCAGCTGTCCACTGAAAGCAATGGCAGCAATGGATGCGCCACAGAGGGCGCTGCTTCATTGGTTGCATTGGATGCGTTGTCGTTATCCTGGTTGTCCTTGTCTTGTTCATGATCAGGGGCTTGCATGGCTTGATTTTCTTGATTTACTGCATGAAAAGGATTACGCTTTTCATGTATTCAATTTTTTTGAAATTTGGTGTTTTTAATACCATCTATCTATGTCTCAACAATCAACAATAATCCCAATCATAATCATCATAATCGCTGTCAACAAACTCCCGGAAGGGGCAGCAGTCGGACACGAACACGACGCGCTCCATGTTGCGCAGCTGTTGGGCCGACAAGAGCCAGCGAATCTTGGCCCCGTCTCCGAACTGTGCCAAACGCTCAACCACACAGATGCCCGTCTCGTCGCGTCCGCCCGATGCGCCAACAAGGTACACGGTTTTGGTAGTGCGAACTTCGCGTTCGTCGGTGCTGATCGTAGTGTCGCGACAATCGCGCAGGTTGAAAAACACCATGCTCTTGGTGTAAACCTTCGGGTCAAACACGGGCGCCGGAAACTGGGTGGTTGGGTCAACTGTCCAGCGTGCAGTTCCTGGACGCGCCTTGCCCGGAAACAGGTTGGCCTTTTGCGATAACATCCAGAGCAGTTTGCGCGGGGTGACGATGCGCTTCAACCGATATTCCATTCTGAATGATGGATAGGACGGATATTCCAGCCGAATGGTCTGTTCAAACAGCGCATTGAAATCGGCCACGGTCTTGCATGCCACCAGTTCGTCTGCCCGCGAATGGACAAGGCACCACATCATGTTCACCATTCCTTCATGCTTCAAATCCCGCCCGGTGCTGTAAGGCGTGACGTATTTTACCACATCCACATCCACATCCACGTCCTTTGCATTGTCGTCGTCCTTGCCGATGTAAAATCCTTGGATCCGTTCATATTTGGACACCTCGGTTTTCATCGGCGGAAGCAGCCAGTTGTTCTTAGTGCGCCATTCCTGCATGCGCCGTTCAAACACTTCATTGGAATGTGCCTCGTTTTTAATTGCATCGTCATACATCCATTGCAATTGTTCTTCTCTCGTTCTGAAAATGGGGGAAGGTGCATCTGGGCGCCTCAGGTAAATGCGAGTTGGCCTGCATTGGGACTGCTCCTCTTGCTCAAGCTCGGCCTGTCCTCGTTTGGCGCATGTGTCGCATGATTCCGCTATACTTACGGCGGCGCATAAATCCGGGTTGAATGGGATGCTTGGCCTTGCAGTTGCAGTTGCAGTTGCAGTTGCGGGTTCTGCAATTCTGGTTACAGGCGCAGTTGCACTTGATTTGATCGTTGACGGAATGTTGCGTTTTGCGATGCTGGCCCAAGACGTCATTGTATAAAATGATGTATGATTTGATTGACTAATTGAGTAGGTATATGCAATCAATGTTTAAATCAATTTTTCAATATTTTCATGTTGTTGAGTGAATAAGTATTAAAGTTATCACTGCATGGCATTTAATACATATAAATACGTAAAATACATAAATATAATCCCATTTTCTCTCAAATGAATAAACTAGAACCACCGATGATGGCAACTTCAAAGAAACCCCCCCGGGTTCGCGTCGTCAAGAAACCAAACCCCAAACCCGAAGCCGGCGCCGGCGCCGGCTCAGGATTGTTGGACATTCACGGCGACATTCGGCAGAAGTTGCAGTACTTCATTGCGCAAAAGAAAATCCCTAACATCATATTTCACGGCGTGTCGGGCTGCGGCAAAAACACGCTGGCATGGAATTTCATTCGCAGCATTTACGGCAACGACAAGGTGGCGCTGAAGGACTACGTCATGCACGTGAATTGCGCGCACGGCAAGGGCATCCGTTTCATTCGCGAGGACCTGAAGTTCTTTGCCAAAACCAATGTGGATCTGAAGGACGGAGAGATATTCAAGAGCGTGGTGCTGCTGAATGCGGATAAGCTGACCACGGACGCGCAGTCCGCCCTGCGCCGGTGCATTGAGCTCTTCAACCACTCCACGCGCTTCTTCATTGTGGTGGAGGACAAATGCAAGCTGCTGCGCCCCATTCTGTCGCGGTTCTGCGAGATTCACGTGCCGGAGCCGTTCATTGACGGCGCACAAGTCAACCTGCACACGCACCTGCTGCACAAAACGTTTGCCGGATCCGCGTTGGATAGGCTGAAGCAGCAGCGCACCGAGTGGCTGAACAAGGCGGTGTCGTTCCAGCGCGCCTACGGCGCGGACGACATCATTCAATTGGCCAACGAGTTGTACGAGCGGGCTTACAGCAGCATGGACCTGTTGCGGTGGCTGGAAGGGCGATCCGAGTCGGAAATTTCGCCGGATAAAAAATACGAGAAACTCATCGCCTTTCAGAAGGCGCGCCACGAATTTAGGAACGAAAAGTTGGTCATGCTGTTCATGCTGCATTTCATGATATTTCGTTCCAATGACAGTTTAGAAAATATATCATTTATGTAAACCTCCCCTATCCCAACCATCCCAACCAACCCAAAACCAACCCAACCAACCCAACCAACCCAACCAATGGACGACTTTTCACTCGCAAGCCTGCAAGAATCTCGCAACGAATGGTGCGCCCGGTTGGTGAACATTTTAGCACCCATGATGTCGGAGGGGTTTCGGTCCATTTTTGACGAGGCGTGGAAGTTGTGCGAAGAAAACAATGAAACGGGGAAGTATTTGATGACCTTTCAGAATTTTCTCTCGCGCGTGCCCAAATGGAACGCAAACATCATTACGCAGGAGACGCAGCGCATTGTGGACCGCAGCGGGTGCGGGCATTTAGCCGACCTGGTCACGTGCGTGCACATTATCCAGCTGAAGAGCCTGACCTGCATGCGCGTGGGCAGCAAGCAGAAGAAGGTGGACATTGATGTGCCGCAACTCAACGACTTCATTCACAAGGTGTACGTGAACTGCGCGCGCAAGCTCTACACCAACGTGTATTTGTTTGAGCGCGGCATTCCGCCCCTGTCCTCCCAAAAGAACGGGCGAGAACTGGAGATCATCATTAAGGAGTGCATTCTGGACAGCATTCGGGAGAGCATCCCGCTGGAGATGATCCTGAAGACGTACATGGACGAAACCATTGAAGATCACACCGAAATCAAAATTAAGGAGGAGATCGTGTCGCAAGATCCGGTGCCGGACGAACGCCCAGGGCCAACGACGCCGACGCCGACGCCGACCCCACTGGCCAATGATGCCGCGGCCATTGCAGCGGGCATTGAGCCGCCCCTCTCCGCATCCGCATCCGCATCCGCATCCGCATCCACCATTTCGGACGCATTTCCGTCGTCGCCGGCTTCCACAACATCCACGGCATCCACAACATCCACGGCATCCACGGCATCCACGGCATCCACGGCATCCACGGCATCCATCAAGTTCAACGATATGGACAGCGCCATTGATGTGAATAACACGGAGCACAGCATTCATGCGCCCAAAACGGAAGATCGTCTGGAACAAATCAGCAACGAGCGATACATGCAGCGCAAACTGCAAGAAGAAGAAGACGGCGACGACGAACAGGATCGTCTGAAAATCGGCGAAGACGTGCAGCTGGATGCATTTGATGTGCATTCCATGGAAGAGCCATTAAAAAAGCTGAATTTTGAAGCGCCCGAGCTGGACGACATTGAAATCTTGGCCTGAAATCTTGGCCTGAAATATTGGCCTGAAATATTGGCCTGAAATCTTGGCCGCCTAAATGACCGTGCAAGTGTTGGTGACTTCGCAAATGGTAACCTGCAACTCGTGGCGCGAAATTGCATCCATCATGTGGGCCTTGAGGGCCTCGTTGAACAGCACGATTTCAACAAACACTGCGTCTGATGCTTTCTGATTGCATTGTTCAATGCAGCCCCTTGCCCATTCCTTGCAAATGGGGGCCAAATCCGATGCAAACGCAATCAAATAAGCACCTTTGACCCTTTCATTTTCCTTGTAATCTCGCGGGATTCCGTACAGGGGCGGTTCCCAGAACACGGTGCACAAATTGAGCGCCGACCACATGCCACCGCATTGCATGAATTTGCGAAGCGGCACATAAAACATGGGATTGCGATTGTATTGGGGGTGCGCATTCTCCATTGTCAAAATGATGATGCTGCATTTATCCCTGCGCCACATGATGGGGCACATCTTGTAAGCATTTGGATTGATTGGGTACGCATTTGCGCCCTCATTCTTCTGCTTCTTATTTTTCTTCTGCTGATTTGTTCGGTTATGCATTGCAAATATTGGATTGATTTGTTGATTTGGATTAATAAATTGGTGTAAATACAAATCAATTTTTGGATATAAATCAATTTTGGGCAATAATACAATTCGTAAAATGTGCCAAATGTTTCGTTATGGTTAGTATATACTTTAGCAAAATTCGCAGAATGAACAACAACGCTTACATTGTCAGCGGCATCATCGCCTTCGTGTTTTTGGTGGCCAAGTTTCTGGAGATGCGCTTTTCCGGCGCCAATGCCAATGCCCATGCCAACTCCAACACAAGTGAAGGCGAAGAGGCTGCCCCTCAACCCCAATCCAAACCGCTGAAATTCCTGCTGCGCGATGCAGCGCTGGTGTACGTGTCTTCGCTGCTCGGGTTCTACATCATTGCGCAGTTTGAGGAGCGCGCCGCCACCAGTGCCAATGGATCATCATCCACGGTCAAAGACGTGGCCGCATTCACGGGCGGACCCGACTTTTAATATTGGGGCGGCTGCCCCAGTAAAACCCCGCGTGTTTGAATTTAATTATAAATTTATAAATTCATAATTAAAAACAACCCAATGTGTAATGACAACCAACAACCAACAATCCCCCAACAATCCCCCAACAATCCCCCAACAATCCCACGCAATACCAATTGCATGATGAATCACCCAATTTGGTCCGAATACCTGCATCGGTTTGCAGGGCTGGGTGCCGACGCATTTCAGCACGTGCAGCCCAAGCACGCGGCCCGCAAGTTTTGCGTCATTGTGGAACCGCGCCAGCACCCGAACCTGATTCCCGTGATTAAGAACTTCATGTTCTTGCTGCAGCACACGGGCTGGGGGCTTGTCGTCTATCACGGCCCCGACAACGAGAGATTTGTCAAGGACGGCCTGAGCCCCGCCATTCCCGACGACTGCGTGCATTACGTGCGCATGTCCCAGCGCAATTTGACCACGGCCGAATACAGCGCAATGCTGGGGAATCCCATGTTTTGGCAGTGCTTGTTGGACGGCTTCAAGTGCGAGCACGCCCTCATTTTCCAGTGCGACACCCTGCTTCTCAAGGGGGGCGATGCCGTGGATTCGTTTCTGAAGTACGACTACGTGGGCGCGCCGTGGCCCGACGGCGGCATCGTTACCGCATTAAACAATCGGAACCTGCGAATTGCAGTGGGCGTGGGCAACGGCGGCCTCTCGCTGCGCAATGTGCGCGTCATGCTGGCAATTGCGCGCAAGCACCCGTATCCAAGCGACTCCGAGGTTCACGTGCCCGAAGACGTGTATTTTTCGTACTGGCTGAAGGCGCATGAATCCGTGTACTGGGTGCCCGACAGCGAAGAAGCGAGCGCGTTTGCAGTGGAGCACGTGCCCAATCCTGCTGCGGCGGGACTGCATGCGCCATCAAATGAAAGAAACGATGTGAATGAAATGATCATGGCCGCCACAATCCACAATCCACAATGATGAAACTGATAAAATCAATAAAATCAATAAAATCAATAAAATCAATGTAAACTCATTTAAAGATTGGGCGATGTTGTAATGCATCCAGTCCAACACACACAATCCAACACACACACAATCCAACACACACAATCCAACACACACAATCCAATGACCTCAACCAAGAAAGCCATCGGCATTGATTTGGGCACCACGTATTCGTGCGTGGGCGTCTGGCAGAACGAGCGCGTGGAAATCATCGCCAACGACCAAGGCAACCGAACCACGCCGTCCTATGTGGCATTCACGGATGCCGAGCGCCTCATCGGCGATGCGGCGAAGAACCAGGTGTCCATGAACCCGGAGAACACCATTTTTGACGCGAAGCGCCTCATCGGCCGCAAAATAGACGACGCCACCATTCAGGCCGACATGCAGCACTGGCCGTTCAAGGTGGTCGCCAAAGACGGCGGCAAGCCGCACGTGCAGGTGGAGTTCAAGGGCGAGCAAAAAACGTTTTCGCCCGAGGAAATTTCGGCCATGATTCTGGTAAAAATGAAGGAAATTGCGGAGAGCTACTTGGGGACCGCGGTGACGGATGCGGTGATCACCGTGCCGGCGTATTTCAACGACGGGCAGCGCCAGGCCACCAAGGACGCCGGCGCCATTGCGGGCCTGAACGTGCTGCGCATCATCAACGAGCCCACTGCGGCGGCCATTGCGTACGGCCTGGACAAAAAGGGCAAAGGCGACAGCAAGGGCGAGCTCAACATTCTGATTTTTGACCTGGGGGGCGGCACGTTTGACGTGTCGTTGCTCACGATTGACGACGGCATATTTGAGGTGAAGGCGACGGCGGGCGACACGCACTTGGGCGGCGAGGATTTTGACAACCGGCTCGTGTCGTGGTGCCTGCAGGAGTTCAAGCGCAAGCACAAGAAGGACCCGTCGGGGAACAACCGGGCGCTGAGACGCTTGAGGACGGCGTGCGAGCGCGCCAAGCGCACCCTGTCGTCGTCGGCGGAAACCACGATTGAGGTGGACGCGCTGTTTGACGGCGTGGATTTTGCGACGAAGATCACGCGCGCCAAGTTTGAGGAGCTGTGCATGGACCTGTTCCGCAACACCATTGACCCCGTGGACCGCGTCATTCGGGATTCCAAGATCTCCAAGGGCAGCATCCACGAGATCGTGCTGGTGGGCGGCTCCACGCGCATCCCCAAAGTGTGCGCGCTGCTGTCCGAGTACTTCAACGGCAAGGAGCTGAACCGCTCCATCAACCCCGACGAGGCGGTGGCGTACGGTGCGGCGGTGCAGGCCGCCATTCTGACGGGGGACCAGTCCAAGGCCACGCAGGACATCCTGCTGCTGGACGTGGCACCGCTGTCGCTGGGCATAGAGACCGCGGGCGGCGTGATGACCAAGCTCATTGAGCGCAACTCCACCATTCCGTGCAAGAAGAGCCAGATCTTTTCCACGTATGCGGACAACCAGCCGGGGGTGCTGATCCAGGTGTTTGAGGGCGAGCGCCAGCTGACCAAGGACAACAACAGTTTGGGGAGGTTCCAGCTGGACGGCATTCCGCCGGCGCCGCGCGGCACGCCGCAGATTGAGGTGGTGTTTGACCTGGACGCCAACGGCGTGCTGAACGTGAACGCCACGGACAAGGCGGGCGGCAAGTCCAACAAGATCACGATCACGAACGACAAGGGGCGGCTGTCCAAGGAGGACATTGAGCGCATGGTGTCGGAGGCGGAGAAGTACCGGGAGGAGGACAGCCGGCACAAGGAGCGCATTGATGCGCGCAACGGGCTGGAGAACTACATTTACTCCGTGAAGAACTCCACCGATGACGAAAAAATGAAAGAGAAGCTGTCGGAGGAGGAGCGGGGCGCCATAGAGGCGGCGTGCAAGGAGTCGCTGGCGTGGCTGGAATCCGCGAACACCGACACCGAAACCGAGACCGCTGACTACGCGGCCCAGCAGAAAAAGTTGGAGGGCATCGTTGCGCCCATTGTGGCAAAGCTGTATGGACAACCACAGTCACAACAACCACAAGCCTCGGACCAGGGTCCCAGCGTGGAGGAAGTTGATTAACATGCTCAACACCGATAATTGTGAATTGTGGGCATTATTTTGTTTGTTATTCATACAAAATGAATAACAACTAAAATATTTTATTAATATATAATTGTTTGTGCATTGCATTAACGAACGAAATCCATGAAGGGAGGAGTTGTGTTAGTAGACCCCGCCATCACTGCACGAAACGCGTTTTCAAATTTCATAACGCATTGCCCCCATGTGCAAATATTGACGGACACGTCAAGGTCGTCGTTGACGTTGCATTTTTGGGGATGTCCTCCGGACCAATCGCCGTACCGGCACACCCGAGTGTCGCACGCATTTCGCCCAACAACCCAGGCCCGCCGCGTTACGCAGTGCATTGTCAAACTGGTGTTACTGCACCCAACCCGACAACAGATCATTGAAAGGCCGTTCCTGATGTCAAACCATGAGTTAGATAGACGCGATTTTTTATTGGAAACAGCACAAGCAATTGCCACCGAAGTAAATGTGCAATACGGAATATACAATCACTCGTTGTTTCCGATAGGAGGTGCGGCGGGGGGTGCGCCGGCTCAATGTTATTTCTCTCCGATTTGTCCTGCCATAATAAATTATGCAACCAATATTGATATGCCGAGTCTTGAATGGTTTAGGGGGATGATTATGAACAAGCTTCAAGCACGAGTTCCGTTGCCGCGTCCCGGCGAAGACCCTGCGATAAGCGCGCGTCGTCACGACCGCCAAATTCTTGATGAGCTTTTCATGGTTGCCCAATCATTGATGCCATCCGGGGGAGGGTTGGGCATCATCACCATGGAACTCATGAGCAACTGCACGACATTGCTTAATTACTTGGAACAACCCGGCAGAACCCCGGCAGAACGGCAATTGGCGTTTGATTTAACCCACTTGCAAATGATACGGTTGGGTGCAATGGGGATATCGCACGCGGATTGTCATCCAAACAATATCATGGTGAACACAACTGTCCGATATTTGCCCGAACCTTATCCATTAGGGAACGCGTTTTTAATAGATTTTGGAGCGGTTGGTAGAATCCAACCCACATGGGATATTACAACCATTATGAGAAATTATCAGTGTCACATTGATGCTGGATTTGCGGGTCGTGCTACCAATTTGATGCAGGCCATGCAGCAATACAACCATGCTCAATTGGATCAGGCCCGTCAATCACTTGCTCCCGCAACTGCAACGGTGGCCGAGTTCATAGCAATGTTGCAGGAGAGGATAACTTCCAGATTGGGCAATATCGCGCCACTCATAACGGGAGGAGGGCGCGCATCATCCTCGGATGAGGTGGTATTTTCAAATAAGAAAATAAGTTTGGACGAGTATGTTGATAGGATTATAGATGAGATCATGATCCCCCCAGTCAAGATTGATTTGAGAGGAAGTCCGAAGAAAAGTCCTTTGAATAAAAGCAGACGCCGCAGTCCAACCCCGAAAAAAAGTCCTTTGAATAAAAGCAGACGCAGTCCAACCCCGAAGAAAAGTCCAAAAAGTCCAACTCCGAAGAAAAGTCCAACCCCGAAAAAAAGTCCAACTCCGAAAAAAAGTCCAACCCCGAAGAAAAGTCCAACCCCGAAGAAAAGTCCAACTCCGAAGAAAAGTCCAACCCCGAAGAAAAGTCCAACTCCGAAGAAAAGCACGTTGAATGAAGCAAACGCATACGCATCATACGACAACGTCCGTAATCAACTTACATAAGCGCCCGCTGAAACAGGAACCACACGTCGTATTTGGCGCCTTCTTCACGACAGATGTGGAAATGGGATTGCGTGTCTTTTGAAAACACACAATCTGCAATGATTTGTTGGTCATCTTTTACGGTGCGCCCTTCAAAAAATTGTTTGTGCAGCTTGGCGTCGTACGCGACGGCCCACCACTCGGCCTTGGTTTTATGCAGCATGAAAAACCCGCCCGCAATGAAATTCAGTTTTGGGTCCAACCCATGGGTTTGTTTGGGGTCATTGATGGTCCGTATGCAGTGCTCAATTTGGGCCCAATCATTGTTGACGCAGCCGTAATAAATTTTGTCGGGGTTAAGCACCGCGATTTTTGCGGGGTTGGGCCATCCGCGCAGCTGCGACATGGGTAAGTCTCGCTTATTGCGACCCCGGAAGTACCCAATGTCGCACCAGCCGTAGTAGTCCGTGTCAAAATACTTCCGAGTCGCGGTTTCATGCACGAAGTGCACCTTTTCGGACCACAGCGCATTCACGCGCCAGTCCACCCATTGATTGAGCAGCGCATTGTTCACGTGATTTGCAATCCACATGTCTCTTAGTGCATAATTGCGAAAGGATTCAAACGGTTTTATGACCACGCGAATCCGGGGATTGACGGCGGCGTACGCGTTAAAATCAAATGCGGCCAGACCCGTCTCGTCCGTGTAAATTACGAGGTTGTATGCACGCACATTGGACAGCATGTTGCGGATCCAGGGGGCGTACACGCTGAAATCAAACTTGGCCTTGAATTGGTACCAGCAGGTTGAAAACGTGATGTTGATGATTCCCGACATTACCAACCACCAGTCTACAAAATTTTAAATCCGCGCATACTACATTAATGCAAAAAACATTTAAATTATAATTTAAATTTAAATTATTAAATTATTGAAATGTTTACAGTGTATAAAAAATTAACAACTCCCGAAACCAGCCCTGTGTTAGGTCCTGCCAATGCGCCATCACCATCCCCCAATGTGACGCCAAGAGAAGGTCCGCAAACCCCACCAAATCAAAATCAAACCCACGAACCAACTTCCCTTTTAAATATGGAGCCCTTTTCATTGTGCAATTATTGCTGCAGTTCTAGACCCAAACCGGATCCAACTTTAAACCCAAAACCGGATCCCAATACCAAAACGGATCTAAACCAGGACCTGTACGAATTCGGACATGCCACGCATTACAAATACCGCAAACACAACGCAACCACGCCCCGAATGATCTGCGAGTTTGAAACGGGGACGCCTCCATAATGCCGTGGTGGTGGTCACATGTCACTTGCGCAGTTGCATTGGAATGGATTCCATCCGGCGCCGGATCATTTGTTGTTTGTCCAAATCCAGCATCAAATGCCCGTAATTTGTGAAGCGCTGTTCAATGTCGCTGTAATCGTCGCGCTGCACCACGCTGAGCGGCGTGATCAGGAACCAGCGGTCCCGGCGCTGCAGCTCAAACCAGTGTCGGTCAATGGCGTATTCCAGCTTATTCGTGGGACTGCGCATGAGTTTATTGATCCCCGCGCGATAATTGGCAATGAGCGCGTCGTAGTAGTGCGCCCTTACGACGTATGCCGTGGTGGTTTGGCAGTTGCTCACTTGAATGCACGCATCGTTGACCACCCGAAACGGCGGGATGTTGTTGCCCGCTAAAAGCACCACGTCCCAGTTCGGCACCGTGGCCATGAATTTGGATAGCTGCGTTAAAAACAGCGGCGCATTCGTGAACAGGACGTCGTCCTCGCAAACCAAAACATGGTCCCAGCCGCGCTCTTTGGCAATTTGAATGCACCGCATGTGGCTCATGCTGCAGCCGATGGCGCCGTGCACCGCGTGTTTAATGGCGTTGAAGCGCTCGGGCACCAGGTTCGGCATTCCATTATGCTCCGCATTCTTAAGGGCTGCCAACTGCGCCTCCACATGCGCGCGCCGGTCCTTGCGCGACTCCAAATTAATGTAGAGCGCGTTCCTTATGCTGCCTGTGTGGTTCATGTTCATGTTCATGTTCATGTCGTGCCTTGCGATGTATTAATATATATAACCGACATCATTTAAATTTAAATAGCTGTGATGCAATAATAATGCAATAATATAAATAATATAATAATAAAATTGATTTTATCATATATTCTCTCTAATGCAAACCATGATAAAACCAACAACAACAACAACAACAACACCAACACATAATAACATGCACACCCTCTTCTTTGACGGCTGCAGCAAGGGGAATCCGGGACGCGCAGGGGCGGGTGCTGTCTTATACGACGCATCAGGAACCGAAGTGTTTGCGGAGTCGGTGTTTGCCGGTTACAGCGCAACCAACAATGAAGCCGAATACACGGGACTCATCCTGGGCCTGAACACTGCATTGAAACAGGGAATAACGGAGCTGCAGGTGCGGGGCGACAGCCAGCTCGTCATCCGGCAAATGCAGGGCAAATACAAAGTGAATTCTCCCAAACTGGCGCCGCTGCACCAATGCGCAACCACGCTGGTGTCAAAATTTGCGAAAATTGAGTTTGAACACGTGTATCGGGACAAAAATCAGCGCGCGGATGCGCTGTCAAACAGGGGGGAGACGAGCTCCCCCTTGTGAACCTGGGTTCTCCGGTAAGGAGGGGTTCGGGGAACCCTGGGTTCCCTGATAAGGAGGGGTTCGGGGAACCCTGGGTTCTCCGGTAAGGAGAGGTTCGGAGACACAAGGCTACTGCGCTGACCTGGGTTCCCTGATAAGGAGGGGTTCGGGGAACCCTGGGTTCCCTGATAAGGAGGGTTTACGGGAACCCTGGGTTCCCGTTCCCGTACCATTTTTTATTGACGCCGGTCATGGCCGAGCTGTAATCCACGTGCTGTTTGGCAATGTCGCTGTAATCGGGGCGCTGAATGACCGAAATGGGCACAATCAAATACCAGTGATCCGTGCGCTGCAACCGTTTCCAGTACTGATCCACCGCGTAAATGGGCTGCTGACCCGGGTTCGCCGTCAAGTTTTTCAGGCCCTCCTTAAAATTCGCCAACAGCCGTTCAAAATAGGGGCGACGCACCAAATAAGCGGTGGCAGTTTGGCAGTTGCCCACGCGCACGCATTCGGGCGATTCCTGGCGAAACGGCTGGTAGTTGTTGCCGGCCAGCAACAGCACGTTCCATGAATCCCCGAACCGTTTCAAAAATTGGTTCACCTGGTGCACCAGTTGTCCCGGATTGGTGATTGTGGCATCGTCCTCGCATATGAGCACATGGTCCCAGTTGTTGCGAATGGCGAGTTCCATGCATGCGACGTGGCTCATGCTGCAGCCGATGGCGCCGTCCACATTCCGAATGGCCGAAAACCGCTCCGGCTGAAGTCCAATTTTTCGGAACTGCGATTCAAAATGGGTGCGACGGTCTATGCGCGAATCCAGATTGATGAACAGCACGTGCTGTATGTCGTGAAAGTTAGTTATAGAATGTGAATTCATTGCAACCCGCAACCCAACCTGCCTGATATTGTGTTGGTATATTTTATAATTTAGATTTATTTAGATTAGATTTAAATTATAAATTAAATTATAAATTGTAATTTGTTATAAATTTTATATGACATTCAATCAATCCAAATCAATCCAAATCAATCCAAATCAATCCAATTTTATTCCGTGATACTTTAAAAAATGGATGAAATGCGCATTCTGCGAGAATTTATCGGCAATCAGGGCAATGCTCAAATCCGTCATTGCAAACCGCGCCGGGTACTTCTTCAAAAAGTGCTGGCGTTTTACAATGCCCGTTTGCTGCAGGACCGCCGACCATTTGCAGTAGGTTGTGTTGAGCGGAAACGGCATTTCTTGGTTTGAAACCATGGCAAACGGCGCAAACCCCTGCTGCACAAGATGCGCCGTGATTCCAAGCTCGTAATCCGTAATGGCCGCTGGGTAATTCATCGGCAGTCCGCGCATGTTAAAATACTCCACCATGGCATTCACTGCCCGACCCTTAAATATAATGAAGTAGGACTGCAAATGATACACGTCTTCATGGCTGCTGGTAATCCCCGCGAAATCCGCCGCTGTTGCCGCTGTTGCCGCTGTTGCCGCTGCCGCAGTGGATTCAAACAAACGCTTCATGCACCGGCCGAACGCGTCCACATCCACCACCACGAACGAGTCATTCATTAGGCACACCTGCGATGCGCGAATCAGCGTTTTTGCGGTCTGCATTATGAACACGCCGTAGTTGCGAAAATCGCTCTTAAAATTGTAGGAAAGAAGGTGATACTTGTTGTAGTTCGGGCGGGCCAGATCCCACCGATTCGGACAGTTGGTTAAAATAATGACGAAGTCAAACCGCTCGTCCAACCGTTCCAGCGTCAAATAGTTGTAGCTCTCCACCTCGTCCCGGCTGGAATAGTGCGAAAAAATCAATATTCGTTTGCCCTTGAAATCCAGATTGTAAATCAGCTGCGTGTGCGCGTAATTGGCAGCAACGGCGTGCGATATTTCCGAGAATGCGATCGTTCTAAACAGTTTGGCCGTGTGGGTTTTGACATACTCTTCAAACCGCCGGTCCGCGAGTTCAAGCAACTCGGTTCGTTCGCGCACGCCCTGCTCTAGTTGTTTCTTTGCATGGTCCAACTGTTGCACGATTTCAACCTTGCCGCGATTGGCCTCCTCCATTCGGGCCAAAAACTGCAACAGTTGGTCTTGTTCGCGCTCGGCTCGTTCTTTCTTTTCCGTCGCCAGTCGTTGTTCGCAATCTGCTTCAAATTCTCGCCGGGCTGCATCCAACTCCCTTCCCTTTTTGTCAATGAGTTCGGCATAATGGGCGTCCAATGCGCGTTTCATGGCGATCAACTCGTCCGTGTTGGCCTTTTTTTGCGCGGCGGCGTCGTGCTGCATCTGTTTCATCATGTCTTCGCGGTCTCGTTGCGCGGTGTCCATCATTTCGCGCTCGGCGCTCTGGTATGCGTTGCACCGTTGGGTCACTGCATCGCAAACGGCCGCATGTTTTTCGGATTCCTGCTTCAGAGCCATGCGCAACCGCGCGCATTCGGCCTCCAATGCCGCGTTTCGGGCAAGGATGTCGTTTTGGGCGCGGTTCATGCGGTGCATTTCAAGGTGCATGGCTCGTTCCTCTTTTGCGGACATGGACCCCGAGAGAAATTAAGTAAGTAAGGAAGTAAGGAAGTAAGGAAGGAAGTAAGTAAGGAAGTAAGCTACATACATGAGATTGCTTATGTTTATATATTGATTTTAACATAATCACAATGTCACATAATCACATACGATTTTAAATATTCATCGGTTTTTAGGAGGTCAATGTAATGAAACATGCGTTTGCGGCGCGCAACGGCGTCTCCATTTGCGGCATCCATCTCAAACAACACAATGTCTTGCACAAGGTCGGCCTTACGGTTTTTGCATTTTATCCCGTAATACCCGGCGATGTGTTTGAGCTGCTTGATCGTGTAATTCATCTCGTAATCAAATGAAACGGCAGTTGCGCAATCCATCTTGAAAAAATCAAGATCTTCAAACTCCTCGGCATTATTCAATTCTTCGTGCAGTGACTGCATCATGCTGTCGTATGTGGACATGGACGACTCCAATGACTGCGAATACGTTGGACTTGATCTTGATGGACTGTCATTCGCATTCGCATTCGCAATCGCATCCGCATTCGCATTCGTTGTCGTTATTTCTATGCACAATTCAACCGACTCTTTGTCCATCATACAAACTCCAAAATCATCAATGGGGGGGGGGGAATCATAAACACAATTCGTTAATTGTTTTTATGTGATGTTTTGCGTGTTTTGTTTTGTTTTAATAACATCGCATTTGCCGCCCCCACAACCACAGTACTGTCTTCCCTATTAGCCCCGGCGGTCGCATGGTTTGAGCCGCCCGAAACAGCTTCCCTAATTCGTTTTGTCCCCCCATTACATTCTCAAGGCCCGCATCTCGTTCTCCAGCTTTATTTATGTATTTGTACAGTTCGTCATGCCACACTATTTTATTTCGGATTGGTTTGCCATTTTTATATGTATATTTATATTTATAATATTTATAATATTTCCCATCCCCAGCAATCGTGATCCGGTCCATTATTTCGGTTATATATGTGATTATATTTTATTTGTTTTTCTCGTATGTGGGCGCGCGGGGGTTGGTGATTTCCGTAAATTCATTTCGTTTTTTTCAGTTCGTCCAAAATGTCCATGTGCTTGAAAATGGTTTTATTGGTGACACTGGGATACTTCGCGTGTTTCGGCTTCAATTGACTGTTGTACTCCACCTCAATCACAATTGCAGCCCAGTCATCCGCATGCTTCGCTCTCAAAACTGGGTGCGCGTCCTTCAAAATGATGAACAAGTTTTCGGTCAGTTCCTCCACCTCGTTTGCCCGGTCCGTCTGTCGCATGTGTTCCTGAATGAGCGTTTGCAACTGCTGCACTATGTCCATGATTTGCAGCGGCGTCACCACCCCCTCCTTCATCAAATTGATGATGAACAAGCTCATGGCGCGCCGCTTGTCATTTGTTTTATTGATTTCGCAAAACCGGGTGTAGTCCTTCCTTGCATCCGCGTGCTCTATGGTCTTGAACAGCGCCATGAATTGATCAAAATTCGTCTGAAACACGCTCTTGAACACTTCGTCGTATTTTTGCAAGAGCTGGTGGAACAACCGCGCATACACCGCCGAAAAAAAGTGGTTGGAACTGGCCGTGTTAAAAATGGCGGCACCCACCGTTTGCAAATGGCTCGCGTCGGGCTCGTCCTTCAGTTCGTCAATGCGGGTGCAAAGCGCGGCAAACACTTCGTCAAACGTCTTGTCCGTGATTTTATTCAGATCGGACCGGATGCTGTCCAAATGCGCATCAATCCCCTCCCGCTTCTGCAACTCGGTTGCCTGAAACCGGCGAATGATTTCCCAGTCGTCCGACGTGATTTCGCTCGCGGTGCTTCGCGGTTTTCGCTGCAATGACGACGACGACGACGACGATGACGACGATGACGATGACGACGACGATGACGACGCCAATTCATCCGCGGCATGCACCTTTTCTTTTTCGCGCTTGGGAAAAATGGGCGTCTTCACATAGGAGGGAGCTCCCACTTGGTCGGCAATGCGCGACACCAAACTTATTACGTCTTCCGGCAATTCGCATTCAAACCCGTTCCATTTGATGGATTCAAAATCGGCGAGCTTGTACACGGGCGTGATTGGAACTGTTTCAACCGATGACATCTGAGAGAATAAGGAAATAAAATGTACAAATGGCCAAAACTATGTATATGATGTGAGAATTGTTTATATTCATTTCAACAAAAATACAAAACAAACCAGGCAAACCAGGCAAACCAGGCAAACCAGGCAAACCAGGCAAACCAATCCAAATAGGCGGCCGATGCCGATATTCAAGACATTCAAAATAAAATAATTAAAAAATGGCTTAAACATACGCCGGCATGCTAAACCAGCGTACCCATTCTACATTATGACCGCACCCCCCTCCACCGCATCCACCCCAGCCCGTGAATTTGAGGTATGGGAAGACATCCCCGATTTGAACCCGCAGCTCATGCGCGGTATATACGGCTACGGCTTTGAACGGCCCAGCCCCATTCAGCAGAAATCCATTCTGTCCATCATTGACGGCCGTGACGTCATTGCCCAGGCGCAGTCCGGCAGCGGCAAGACCGGCGCGTTTGCCACCGGCGCGCTAAACCGGGTGCGGCTGGACCTGAAGCAGCCGCAGGCGCTCATCATTGCGCCCACGCGCGAGCTGGCCAAGCAGATCCACGACGTTATCAAGGACCTGGGCTCGCAAATGACGGGGCTGAACGTGCAGCTCCTCATCGGCGGGACGTCCACGGAGGACGACGTGGCCGACCTGAAGGCCAACGGGCCGCAGATCCTCATCGGCTGCCCAGGCCGCGTGCACGACATCCTGCGCCGGCAGCCCGCCGTGGGGCGAGGCATGCAGCTGCTGGTGTTGGACGAAGCCGACGAAATGCTGTCGGCGGGATTCAACGAGCAGATTTACAATATTTTTCAGCAGCTGAACACCAACGTGCAGGTGTGCTTGTTTAGCGCCACCATGCCGCCCGAGCTGCACTCGCTGTCGGACAAGTTCATGCGCGACCCGGTGCGCATCCTGGTGAAGAGCGAGATGCTGACGCTGGAGGGCATCAGCCAGTTCCACGTGGCTTTAGAGACGGACCACGACAAGTACGCCACACTGAAGGACCTGTTCACGCGCATTTCCGTGTCGCAGTGCATCATTTACTGCAACAGCATTCGGCGCGTGAGCGATCTGGCGGAGGCCATGACGAACGACGGGTTCCCCGTGTGCTGCATTCACAGCGGCATGGAGAAGGAGGTGCGCGACAAAGCGTACCAGGAGTTCCGAAGCGGAGCGCACCGCGTGCTCATTTCGTCCAACGTGACCGCGCGCGGCATTGACATTCAGCAGGTGAGCACGGTCATCAACTTTGACATGCCGCGCGACGTGCACACGTACTTGCACCGCATCGGGCGCTCCGGGCGCTGGGGCCGCAAGGGCAGCGGCGTCAACTTCATCACGCGCCGCGACTTTCGCAAACTGAAGGAGATTGAGTCGTATTACGGCACATCCATTCCGGAGCTGCCCGCCAACTTCGGGCTGAATTAAGCAACCGGCAACCAGCAACCGGCAAATCCATAAAATATAATATAATTAAATTCACGTAATATACATTGAATTTAATTTAACATTTGTATTTTTTTGCAACATTTGCAACATTTGCACATTTGCATTGATGCCCGTCATGCTATTGCCGTTTTTACCATTGACCACCGTGATCATGAGCATATTTGTGATCACGTCTGTGAAATTCACCAAATTTGAATGCGCCGACCTTGTGCAAGACAGTTTGGATTGCGACGTGTGCTGGTGCTACGAAGAGGGCGGGTTTGGATGCTTTTGCTGCACGGTTTGTCACAATGATGATGACGACCACGATGATCCCAATACATATTATGACGACTCGTCTGACCTGTTCCATGCCTACGCCAAAAAATCATGAAACAGCTTGTCCACGTACATGGGCGTCAGCTGCGGGTTGTACAAGTAGCAGTTGCACTTGCCGTCCGCGTGATAACTGCCGTAGCGACCGCCGCCGCAGTTGCAGTACCCCGGCGCCGGCTGCATGGGATCCGGCGTGAACATGCACCAGTCCTTCGGATAGCCTTGGTCCACGCACGCCGACCAATTTTCGTACCCCTCTTCCAGTGACATTTGCTGCCTATAATTATGACGCGCAATGTAGTAAATTAGAAGGACGAATATTCCCCATTTTATCCACTGGCTCGGAATGGACCACATTTTTTTTCTGTATGGTATGATGGATGTCTGGATTTCTATATATTACGCAATTAATTAAATTTTTCATTCATTCAATTTTCATTCATTCAATTTTCATTCATTCAATTTTCATTCATTCAATTTTCATTCATTCAATTTTCATTAAATTAGTTTAAAAAACTTATTGATGAGCGGTTTGGATTTCTTTGATTTTTTTGGCGCCTTTCTAGTTTTTTTTACTTTTGCAGGGCTTTTGTTACTGTAACTGTTGCTGTTGCTGTTACTGTTGCTGTTGCGGTTGCTGTTACTCTTGCGGTTGGACGGGCTTTTGTTGGAAGGGGAAGGGCTTTTGTTGGAAGGGGAAGGGCTTTTTTTCGCATTCGGCGACCGTTTTACAGTGAGTTTGTGTTTTTTGGCGTTGTAGGTGTGTTCAAAGTACTCCATCGGCGAATACTTCAAAAACCATTCCTCATATTCGGGATCGCTGCGTTTGAGCTCTTGATATTTCGCAGCCTTGGCGGCCTTGATGTCGTCCAGCGTCTCCTGCTTGCCGTAGCACGTCATTCCAAACCGCCGCAGCAGCCCGCTTTGGTTCAAGCGATTCCGCTGCTGAATGTCATACAGCTGCTTGCACATGCACAGAATGCGGGGCACATCGTAATACGGCTTGCTTGCCCACCGTGATTTCGTAGTGCTCCGGCACAATCTCGCCAATGCCCGAGTGTTTGGTGATCACCACACCCTTAAAATCGTTGTCTTCCAGGCGCTCCTTCACCTTGCCCGCACTGGCTTCCGGATTCATGGACAGCACGTCAAGGTGCGGGATCTGCGCAAACAGCGCCTTCTCCGATTTCGGTAAATAACGCGCGTAGTGCGACAGGGCGTACCCCCCGAAAAACACCAGGTCTTCGTCTATGAACGCGTTGCGCACCGTGCGAAACAGGCGCACCTCCGCGGGCTCGTTGCCGGCATGATGATCAATCTCGTGCGCCGTAGGACTTTTATGGTGCTTCGGTGTTTGGAACGGCGGCCTCACTTCATTGGGTGCGCAGTTCTCCGCCCTCGGCGGATGGTGATGGTTTAATAAGACCAATCGCTTGCTCACCTTTTCCCAGCGGGACACGTCCCCCTCGGGGCGCGACAGCTCCAAATACATGCCCATGCGCAGCAGGTTGGGCGGCGCGTACAGGATGCCGTCCACTTTGATCGCATCCGCGCGAATGTTCTTGAACAGCGCCGGGTCCAGCTGAGTGATGTCCGCGATGCCCACGAAATTCACGAACACCTTGTACGTGCCGTGGTGCATGCCCGACTTGGCCTCCACCTCCGAATATCCGTTCTCGTAAAACTCGTCGGCCAGGTCCTTTGCGTGCTCCAGCGCGTTCGGCGAATAGAAATCGTAATCCGGGATCTCCGTCTTTTTGTCGTAGAACTGCGCCTCTTCCGGCAAAATGTTGTTGATGGCCGTGCCGCCGTAACACACCAGATCGTGCTTCTTTATGAAGCGCTCCACAATGGCGATGATGTCCTTGATTTTAGGGTCGCTCGTTTTTTTGGCGCCGATCTTGGCCTCTATGGTTTCAACCGCCTGCTTCACCAGGTTCTGCTCCAAATCATCCAGATCCGGCATTTTGCGGTATTATGATATGTCTTGTATTTTATGACGATTGCTATACAATACGCATAAAATAATTTATGATAATAATAATATCTAATGTTTATGATAATAATAATAATATCTAATATAATCAAAAATGAATATTGTTTATAGTTCGACAAAATTGCTTAATATAAAACTATTAACGGTTGTAAATGGAAACGCATGTTATGAAATTGAAGTTAAAGACAAAGCGTGGTGCAAACACAAGTTTGTGTGTACGCTGCAATCCACCAAGTTCATCGCCATGATACATGACGGCAACCTTCATGTATTTAACTTGATGCAAGACCAAGATGGCATATTCCCGAAGGATTTAATACGTTACATTGATGAAAATCGCAAACATTTAATTAAAATTTTAAATTTATCAGGTATGCTTGAAAAAATTGATGCATTAGAAGAATTCAACAAGAATAATCCGCATAATCTTGCGATTATCGAACCAAACTCACCGCCACGATGCAAGTTTCTAGATCTGAACGCTGCAAAAGGTATTATCCGCGTATTAAACATTGAACTTCAAGAGACCTGTCCGGGATTTTATTTACACATTGATTACCTTACATCATTCCCCACAGGAAGCACTGTAACAATGTATTCAACGCAGCAGTTGAATTATTTTATTATGCCACCGTTATTATTGTGCTTAATGCATGGAAATGAGTGCGTTTCGTCCATAACAATGAATGGAAGAGAGCAAGACGATTCAAATTTTTCAAATTTATTCTAGGACGGATCCACGATGCAAGAAGCGAGGGTTCAACACCTTATTACGTGCGGTTGCAATAATGATATCAAAAGGTCTTAATGAACGTGCTGAACAATTGGTATCTGATGCAATCAACATAACATCGGCATTGTTGATGATAAAACATTTCAACGCAGTTTCACAAGAAGGAGACATAAGCAATATAACTGTTGAACCCAAAAACCTTGATCAAGTTGTCAAAGATTACTTTCATCAGCATGATGATAGAATGGAGACCATGGTTGAATTAAATGAGGAAAACATTGCAAATGCAACGACCGTGTTTCATGAAACCATTCCAAGAATGAACTGCAGACCGTTAGAAGGAAAAGGTGGAGTGACGTTGGAAAAAGACTGGCGCCGCGCCAATTTAGATGCTGCTGTAGAGATTGTGCGAACGCCCGGTTTTCCGATGAGGGTCTTCCAGCATCGGGCGGGAAAGTTGAGAAGGAAAAAATATACTAGAAAGGTTATAAAAAAATCAAAAAAATCAAAAAAAACATATAAAAAGGTCAACCCCAAACACAACAAATGTGTGTTCTGATGTAATATTAATAATATTAACTAAAAATACAACAAATGAAATGAAATTGAAGGATAATAAAATTGCACCATTGACCAACAACGATCGTGTTGTGGAAATTCCTGAAATTTCAAATGCATCCGCGAAAAATCAGACCAGCGCATTGGTGTTGGAATTCATAGGTTGGGCGGGAAGTGTGTTGGTTTTAATTCCATACATTGTTGTTTTTGAAAAATCAATTGATTTCGCATTGAACACCGCTGGTGCATCGGGACTGTTAATTATATGCATTAAAACGCGGCAAGCACAATCAATCGTAATTAATTCTGCTTGGATTGTTGGCGGAATATATAAATATTTTTTCAATTGATTTAATTTTAATTGCTTTTCACGCCGCCCTTATAAATGCATGTATGATTGCACAACCGTCGTCAACGTGGTGGTGGTCAGCAAAAAGAACGCCGCGCTAAACACCACGCTGCGATCAAATTCATTGAACGACTTGTTTTCAATCCACGGATTGAACCGCGCCATCAACACCGCAATTATCAAATACTTTAACACCGTGTTCAAATTGCTGAGATAGGTTGGATCCATTCTTGAAATGCCAAACAGCACGATCGCATACAATGCATACGACGCACACAACAATGTGTAATAAGAACGTTGAATCCACTCGTTTCCAGTTATGTGATGCATGCGTTTTAGGTGGTCATGAATGTGTTTTATGCGCATGGTGCCCGATGCGTTTAATATTTCCCAATATTATTTATTTGTAGTGTAATAAGTAGGTGCAAATAAATAATCGCAAAACACAATGAACCTGGAGCTCTCCAAATTTGACATGCGCTCCATCAGCTTTAGGCCCGACGAAAACAAGGGCCCCGTCATCGTGCTCATCGGCCGCCGTGACACCGGAAAAAGTTTCCTCGTGCAGGACCTCATGTTCCACCACCAGGACATCCCCATCGGCACCGTCATCTCCGGCACAGAGGCCGGCAACGGCTTCTTCGCAGCCCACGTCCCAAAGCTCTTCATCCACGACGCCTACAACACCGCCATCATTGAAAACATCCTCAAGCGCCAAAAGGCCGTCCTCAAGCAAATGAAAAAGGAGATTGAAACCTACAAGCGCTCCACCATTGACCCCCGCACCTTCGTCGTCCTGGACGACTGCCTCTACGACAACAAATGGACCAAGGACATCATGATGCGCCTCCTCTTCATGAACGGTCGTCATTGGAAGATCATGTTAGTCATCACAATGCAATATCCTCTCGGCATTCCGCCCAATTTGCGCACGAACATTGATTACGTGTTTATCCTGCGCGAGCCCTACATTGCCAATCGCAAACGCATCTACGAGAACTACGCGGGCATGTTCCCCACGTTTGAGAGCTTCTGCCAGGTGATGGACCAGTGCACCGAGAATTTTGAGTGCTTGGTGATCAATAACAATGCGAAATCCAACAAACTGCAGGAGCAAATCTTCTGGTACAAGGCGCAACAGCACGGGCCGTTCAAGCTGGGCTCTAAGGAGTTCTGGGAAATCTCCAAAGATCTGCACTCGGATGATGAAGAGGAGAACTATGACCCCAAAAACTCCGGCAAAAAAGGGCCCAAAATCAACGTAAAAAAGAGCAAATGGTGAAAAGTGCTCCTCCAATCGCAATGACGCTTCACAGTGTGAAGCGCTTTTCAATGTTGCTTCACATTGGGTGAAGCAAGATTTTCACTTTGAAAAAGTTATAATAATCTTGCTCACGCACATCCGTGAACAAGATTGTATAAACCCCGTTTTCAAAATATAAAAGCGCATTTCATACCGTCCAACTATTTGCTTTTATAAATCATGCACATGAGTTTTAAAAGCATATTGCATAAAACAACTTAAACAGAGTCCGCTTAGGTATAGTATAAACCCACCCCAAGAATGAGCACAGAACAACCACAACAACAACAACAACCGCATGAGCTGAACATCGTTGAGCTGATTGAGAAAAACCCCATCACCCGACTGTCGCAAGAATACAACGGACGGCTATTGACCAAAATTCAGGAATCTTTCACTGGTTTTGAGCAACAATTGTTTGTGAGTAGCTTTTATTGCTACCTGAATTATGACAAAAACTTGGATTTTGTAGTTGATTTGGGCAATGTATGGAATTGGTTAGGTTTTCAACAAAAACAACATGCAAAAACCATGCTTGAAAAGAATTTCAAAATTGATATTGATTACAAAAACATTGAGCATCAAGAAGCTCCCAAAAGTCATGGCGGTCACAACAAGCAAATCATCATGCTCACCGTTCGTTGTTTCAAGTCGTTGTGTCTCAAGGCCCAAACGAAAAAGGCGTCCGAAATCCACGAGTACTACATGAAGATGGAAGAGGTTTTGCACCAAATTGTGGAAGAAGAGACAGATGAACTCAAGCAGCAATTGGAACAAAAAAATGCCATGATCCAAGCAGTAATCCAAGAAAAGGACTCCGTCATCCAATCCACGAAGAAAGAAAAGCAGCGCGCCGTGGAGCAGGCGATCATTGGCCAGTTTCCGTTGAACACGGAGTGCATCTATTTTGGCACCATTGACAACACGAACGCCGACAACGAGAAGCTCATCAAATTCGGCCACACAAATGATCTCTCCACCCGCGTGATGGATCACCGCAAGAAATACCAAAATTTCGTGCTGGTTGCCGCCTTCCGGGTTCAAAACAAGGTGGAGATAGAGAACCTGATCAAGACGTATCCGAAGATCAAGCGCCACATCCGCAGCATTGAAGTGGGCGGCAAAAACAAGACCGAAATCATTGCATACGACAGCACGAATTTCACGATTGAGCGACTGAAGAAACACATCGCCGACATCATTCATTCGCGCACGTACAGCATTGACAATTTCAACCGACTGATGCAGCGCAATGAGGTGCTGGAAACCGAGAACCGTGAACTGCAAAAAACGGTGGCAACCCAGGCCCTGGAGCTGAACGAGTTGCGTGAACTCGTGGCCAAACAGAAGCAGGAGCTGGAGGCGGTTGCGGCGGGACACCAATCGGTGTATCAGAACGTGCTGCTGCCGGAGGACGAGCTGACGCAGAAGTTCAACGAATTCATCAAAGTGGCGTGCATTGTGCGCCCCGACGTGGAGGAGTCGTCGGTCAGCATGGAGGGCCGGTTCCGTCTGTGGTCTCAAACCAAGCCGACGAAGGAAACGTTCCACGCGCTGAAGAATTATTTGGACGTGCGGTTCAAGGCCAAGCGCATTCGCGGGGTGCACGGCTACCTTGGTGTGAAACTGAAAACGGTAGAATACAAGAAGATATTAGTGTCAAATTCAGCGGAGGCATCAACGTTTTCGTTGAATCCGAATGTGGAGACGTTTTTGTTTGAACGGTGTCAATTTTCGGACTGCGGCAAGATTTTGAATTCGGTCTTGCTGAAAGAGTACCAGAAATGGAAACCGTCGGTTGGACTGGCGTTGGCCGAGACAGACATGAAGGATTTGAAGGCGTATTTGAATGCGTCGCCGCATGCGCTGAAAGCGACCGTGTGGACCGAGCATGGAAACAATGAGGGATACTATGGCGTGTCATTGCGTGATGATTATTATGCCATGACGAATGCAGTGACCAACAACCCAATCTGCACATCAACGACTGGCAAAAAGGTGGAAAAGAGGGAGGCAACCACACACCAGCTGCTGGGCTCGTGGCCCACGATTGCCAAAGCGGCCTTGGCGGAAGGCGTGTGCGCAGCAAGAATGAGCCGATGCGTCAAAGCCAAGACGGTAATTAATGACTATTATTATGATTACTGTGATGAGGCGTAGACCCCCGGTTCATTGGATTACGTAAAAATGAAATACTATTCCGGTCCGAGTTTAGAGGCACGAGTTATTTATTTATTTATTTTATGGGTTTATGATATAAGTTAATTTATACAGGTTGCCGAAAATGAGTGCTGCTGCTCCTCTTCTGACTCCTCCGACCAAATGTTATTGCAAATTTGAAAAGCAGCATTTTTTGATTTTAGCAGATGTTTTTAATGACATGTCAAAAAATTGTTCTGACCTCCAATTTTCAAATACTTTGAAAACATCAAGTGCAGTGTTTGCTGACATGGCAATAAAATGTTCTGAATCACGTTCAGATGCAAGGGCGGGAGAAGTAGTACCGCCGCAATCATCGCAAAAATCAGAAAAGTTAGAAGCACAATATAGGAAGGCAATTGAGAATGCGGCAGAAGCAAGGGCAAAAGCAAAGGCAGAAGCAGAAGCAAGGGCAGCAGCAGATGCAAAGGCAGCAGCAGATGCAAAGGCAGCAGCAGAAGCAAGGGCCGCAGCAGATGCAAAGGCAGCAGCAGAAGCATTCAAACAACCAACATCAGACGAAAAATTTAAGACCAGGGGTTCCAATGTTGGTTTTAATTATGCCAGAATAATCCGCGAAATTAATGAGGTTTTAACCAGCGAAATGAAATCACAACAAATGAAAGACAAATATAGATTATTGAAACCAAAATTGGAACAGGCTCAAACATATGCAGATGTTGAAAAAATTTTAAACGATGAGAATGTGAAATGGGATTCCAATAAAATAACCAGTGGTGGAACCCGAAAACGCCGGCTTAAAAAGACGTTGCGCAAAAGGTCTAAGAAGACAAAGAAGGCCGGGAAACGTAAGTAATTGACTACGCCTGATTGATTGATTTAATTATTTATTTATTGATTTTAATTGTTTATATTTATTGAATTTCTCTCTAATTTGAAATTCAAGAAACCCTCAAGCCTGTTTAGATATAGCAACCCCGCGCGTTGGTGCATCCTCCGTTGCCAAGTTTCCCTCCTTTTTGATTTTGTGAAACGAGAGAAAATGGATAATAATATATCAAACACAACATTTAAATCTGCAAACATTTAGCGGCCTTGGTCATGATGACGGTGCCCGGGGTTTCGGTGCGTTGCACGTGTTTTATTGGTAAGTAATTGACGCCCACCCTGTACAACCCGCGAATGTTTACTGCCGCGCGGTGTTTAACCAGCATGGCGGCACGTCGGATCACCTCGGCGTCGTAGGTGCCCGCATTTGCGGTGTTCACCACGACGGCGTGCGGGCTGGGGAAGTCCTTCAAATGGAACCACATGGCGTGTTGGGGAGCTCGTTTGACAAGCGCGTCGTTCTCGGCCTGGTTTGCGCCCACGCGAATTGCATAGTCGCCGTTGAAAATCTCGGTGTACATGGTTTAGTGGCAGATTGTCCTCACAATGATGTAAATAAATCAATTTTATTTATAACATTTTATAATATATATATATCACAATAAAACAATAAAACAATGCATTTGACACGGAAACACATCAACAAAATCAAAAAAAATGTTAAGCGTCGTTCAATTAGACGCCGCACCTCGCAACGGGGGAGAGGAGGTGAAGAAGATGCGCATGCATCATCTGGCAAAGGTAATGGATATATTGATCCTGAGAGAGATGCCCGATACATGGCAAAACTAGAAGGGGTTGATTATCAGGGTAAACTTCGTCTTAGGGTGTATGGTCAATACGCATATCATGAATATTTGGAAGGAAAAAAATTTCCCATGTTTTCTACTGAAACTATAGGTGATCTAAAAAAACAAATCAAGGATCACATTAGGGCGACAAAACCCAATAAGTCCAGGTATGAATTTCCACTCGGGACAATAATTACCCCACGCTATAACAACTCTCGCATTGATACACGCCAATTCATACTGACTGATGAAATGACTATTAGGGATGTCCGCAATACATACTTCCAGGGCCAACATGAAATTTCCATTAATATAAGTAACATGAGACCTTTGCATCGTGATTCTTCAACTATGAAAATTTTTAGCAGGGAATTGGGTTCCACCCATCCGTTTAACATGATGAAACTCAGCGGAATTGGGAAGGATAAGGTTACACCGTGATTTTATATACGCATTGCATTGCATTGGGCAAAATTTTATCAAATGTTTTAAGGCTCGTAAAACAGGTCATCAAACATTTTCTTGTATTTTTGTTGCAGGGCCGCATTGGTGGGCAGGTAGCGGTCCACGCGCTCGCGGTTGATGCGCAGGTATTCGCCCGCAACCGAGTCGTGCTTCATGATGGCGCGCAGGAGCACCTCGGCGCCCTGTTCCAGATTGTAGTCCTCGTAATAATAACCCAGGTCGGGGCACAGGTTCGCGTTGTGCACGAAGGGGTATCCGAGCCACGCCATTTCCAGGTACACGTAGTTGAGCGGGTTGCCCCATTGGTGAAACACGGCCACATCGGCGTGCGTTTTCATGAATTCAAGCGTGATGAAGCGCTTTTCAAAAAACACGCGCTTGTCCAGGAAGAGGTTCGTATTTTTTACGATGGCCTCCATTTTATTGGCCTCCAGGGTGTCGCCGATGGTTTGGTAGAACGCGTTGGTGAGGTAGATGCGGTCAATGAACTGCGGCGCCAGCTGGTAGGCGCGCTCGCACAGCACGAATGACGGCATGAACCACTTCAGGACGCTGATGTTGGGGTCAAAGGTTGCCATTTTTTTGGCGACGCGGGACGACGGCCGGTAAATGTAGTCGTTGAGGGTGAGGCCCGACTGGGCAGCAATGCTCTCCATCCCCTTCGGCGACCAGATGAACGGGGCTTCAATGACCTTTTTGCACCGGTGCAGCGTTTTGTAGTAGGTCTCGTTCATCGGAAAATTCTGCGGGACGATCCAAGTTTCGTCAAACAGCGATTTCGGGAATGCATCGTGCTGAATGCCCACCGACTGCTTGAGCTTGTACAGAATGGATTCCGAGTGCATCAAATACTCGTTCCCGCACACATACGCGATGGTTTTTACGTGCATGTACTGCAGCTGGCGGAGGATGGTGGTTGAAAGCTGCACGCCGACTACAATCACCGCGTGAAAGTTGACGGTGTAGATGTCGCAGTTGCTGATAATGTTGTAGTTCTGTTTTTCCCATCCCGCCGGCGTTGACACTTTTATTTTTTCGTAATCGTCATTTGTGACGATCAAATGCGCGCGGTATCCAATGTTTGACAGCAGTTCATACAAGTATATGACGTTCTGGTTTATGCCGTTGCAGAACATGTGGCTGGGCACCGAAAACGTGAGACCGATGTTGATTTCAGAGACGTTTTTTGGAACGGGCTGTTTCAAGCCCGCGTTGTTCGGGGTCATTTTTATGACGCTGTCCTTGAAGTAATGAGTGAAGAGCGGCGTCAGTGCTGGCGACTGCTGCTGCTGCTGCTGCTGCTGCTGCTGCTGTGAACCGCTGTCGTTTAAAGCGTTTAAAGCGTTTAAAGACGCATCATAAATGGTTGCAACGTCATTTGCAATTTGTTCGTCATATATTTTTATTTGCATGGTGCTGGCGCTTGCACAGGTGCTGGCTGAATGCTCCACGCACAGCTGGTACATTTCTTTGTCCATATTCAGTTTGGCGTGCGTTTGCATGTGTGCAGGGGTGGGGTCACCCGCGCGACTGCACTCCTCGCATTTTAACAGCTCGGAATAGTGGTCGCACAGTTTGGTCAATATTTTGTGAATGACCGGGTGGCGCGGGACGCATCCCATGATTCCACTGAACAACTGCTCGCCCAGGCACGACTTGACTGCAATGAGGGAGTACGGCAGGGCCAAGGCCGAAGACTGGTCCGAAATGGCCGCGTCCAACTCCTGGTTTGGGATGACTCCGGTGGTCAAAAACACGCCCCCGTGCGTGTACAAATAGTGCAATTTAAAAAACAGGAAGATGACCGAATCATCAATGTGCTTGCTTTTTGGTTTAATAAAATTAAATATGCATTTGAATTCGTCATCGGTCGTGCAAAGTGCTTCAAAATGGGTTAGAATCGCATCCTTTTTGAAAAAAATATAATTCCAACCGTGTATCTTTTCATCCAGTATGTTTTTTGCATAGGACGGAGGCATAACCCCATCCACCTGAAATATGGTTTTTGGTATTTGGATTTGGATAGCAACAGTCGCGTCCACCACGGCGGCATCAGCAACGGCAACCGGAACGGCGGCATCAGCCGCAACAGCGGCATCGGCATCAGCCGTAACAGCTGCATCAGCCGCAACAGCGGCATCAGCATCAGCATCAGCAACGGACATTTTACCACCGGATTGGGTTGGGGTTGGGTTTGGATTCGGATTGGTTCGTTTGTTACGGTTTCGCAGATGCCCCATGCACTCAAAATAAAAAATATTTTTTATATACTAATTTAAACTAAATAAAATACTAAACTATAACGAATCAACGGAATCAACGGAATCAACGGAATCAACGGAAACAACGGAATCAACAAGTAAATAAATTAAATAAATGACAGTGCGCACTTTATTTTCCACCAATGTGCGAACCGGTACCATGAGCATGCATTCCGATACGCTTAATAACAGTGTGCTGCGGTTGGTGCGCAGCGCGCCGTTTATTCAGCTGAATGAGCTAATGAACCAACTGAGTCTCGGCGATTTTCAAAACTTGATTGACAACTTCAATTTGGATACTTTCAATACGCTGGCCCTGAAACTGTATGCGCTGAAAACAAGCTCAAACCCCCTCTATGTTCGCCTGTTGAATTACCTGAACTACTGTTTAACCACGCTGCTGGTGGTGGAGGTGACGGGCAAAGAGATGGCGGTGTTGCGAAGCGAAATCACAAAACTTAAGGCGGACAATGCCATATTGAATAACATAGAACTATTGAAGCAGTATTTAGAAACGCTGACTAAGAAGACGTTTACCATTTTCTCGGAGCAGAAGGTGAGCATGTCCAGGATCAAACTGCGCCCAGAGTACGATGTGTACATCCAGCGCTACGGGTTTCCGAAGAACGGCGCCTTCAATTACGACAAAATAGCCGAAATCATTGCCGAATTGAAGAACGCTTATAAATTTAATTAAAAATGAAACAAATTTAAAATTTTTAAAATTTAAGCCACGTCCTCATCCCGACATCACAATTAATACAGATACAACCTATCATTTATATTATTCATTTAACATAAATGTCGCAATCGCAAGTTGATTTGGATGTAAACAACTACACGGATGCAGAAATCTTCGGGTTGTTCAAACTGGACCCGGCGAAATGCACGACAACCGAGGTTGATGCCTGCATTTCCGATTCGCTGTTTCAGCTGGCCGATTCCCCGCACGGGGGGGTCTACCGCCAGTTCTTCGCGCAGTGCAAGAACATAATGGCGAGAAAAATCGGCGAGCGAACAAAAGCGTATGACGGGTCTGCGCTGACCGATGCAGCCGCCCGCGTGTATCGCCCGCTGGAGCCGCCCCCACCGGACACGCTGCACATCAACTACTCCACCCAGCCGTCCAACTACAATGCATTTCATCGCGAGTCCGAGGTGTATGACGGCGGCTATGCCAAGCGAAACATTGCCCCCGTTATCAACGCCTACAACTACAAATACCCCACCGGGGTGTTGAATCCCATTGAGCGCCGAGTGATCAAACGGCTGCTGTCCATGGACACGCTGTTTCGCATAAATTACGATTCCAGCAGCTCCACCAACGCGTCCTGGGTGCTGCCGTACCCCGTGGAAAACGTGGTGTCCATGAAGATTGCATCGGTGCAGCTGCCGAACATGTGGTACGCCTTTTCGGAGGCAACCAAAAGCAACCGGTTTACGGTGATAATTACGGGGCTTAATGTGGCGCCGTACATCCCGACCGAGGTGTACACGAACGAAATCGTGATTCCCGATGGCAATTATTTAAGTGAGGAATTTGTGGAGTGCATGAACAACCTGTTCAAAAACACGGAAAACGGGATGGAATTTTTTCAAATTGCAATCAACGCCTACACCAGTAAGGTCATGCTGTTCCAAACGTACGCGTCGGTGAACCAGACCAACAGCCCTAACCTGACGTACATGGTGGTGTTTGACAACCACAGCAAATACGACAAATACTACAGCACGTGCCTGTACGACAAGTGCGAGTTGGAGCGCATGCAGCATCAGCACGAGAAAGAGTACTATAACGCCAATATCAAGTCAATCAGTAAGACGGCGGGGTGGATGATGGGGTTCAAGCAGCCGGTATACAAGCGCACGTGGGCGGACGAGCGCACGGACTTAATCAGCCAGGTGCCGGCCGTAACGTATCGGGCATATTTAGAAGGGGAATCGTCCTACGGCAGCACGGTTTGGCACTATGTGTATGTGGACGTGGACGATTACAATAAAAATTTCATAACCAACAGCATTATTGCGCAAACGGGGGATTCTTATTTAGGATTTAACATTCTGGGGAGAATAACGGTGAGCAGCGGGCATCTCACCATTGTCAACGACCATGCGGGGGACATGATGTTTAAGAGTCGCGAATACCTCGGGCCGGTCCGGTTGGAGAAGCTGACCATTCGTCTCTTGGACAAGTTTGGCAACGTGATTATGCTGAACCAAAACGACTATTCCATTGCATTGGAGTTGGAGGTGTTGTACAATTAAACAAGAACAAGAACCGGAACAAGAACAAGAGAGATATGTTATATATTATGCAATGCGCATGCATCGCATCGCATAATGGATTGTTCCAACGTATAGGTATAGTTAACGGTTATATTAGGTTATACATATTTTTGTGTGTATTTTTATATATTTTTATGGTATAAGGCAAATACATAAAAACAATGTCAATAATATGTGTTGATGAAAATTTTGCCTATGCCATTGCCTCCGGTGCTGACCGAACTCTGAAAATAGTAGGAGTGAATCCCGCCAAATACAACGGTTCCAACACGAACTGGGGAGCCTTTCCGACCATTCCGTTGGTGTACGCTGGCATTACCGCACCGTACAACGGGCACGGGGTGTCAAGCAATGCATACGCCATTGTTGACATAGCCGACGCCGCATTCTACAACAGCGCCAATCAAAACCCGTTTACCGAGGGTCCGCTCGGGCTGACCAGCCACATTGCGCGAATTGGGACCAACGCATTCAACGGTGTCAAACTAACCGGCGTGCTGGTCATTCCGGCAGGGGTGTTGCACATCGGCGAGCACGCCTTTTACAACACCCTGATAGACGAAATCGTGTTTGAGAATGAGACCAATTCCGATTTGCTGGGGGCGGCAGTGGATTTGACCCATGTCGCCAGCCATGAAACGGCGGCCCGCATCGCGGGGGATGCGTCGTTGAATGCGCTGAAAGCCCCCAAGGCGGGTCCCGCATTCACCGGAAGGGTCGCCATTCCAGCCGCATCCATTGCAGCTGCTGCCATTTCTAACGCAACCATTGGGTCCGCCGCCATTGCCGATGCCACGCTGGCAAACGTCAGCATTTCCACAATCCGGGTTGAGAACCCAGGAACCGCGGCATTGGGGGGGAATGTGACGGCCACGGGGCAGTGGGTTTACACAGAAATGCCCCAAATAAATACCAGCGCGATGGTGACGCAATCGTACATAGACACTAAAATTCAAACTCTAAACGGGGCAAGCATGCAGTCCACGATGAACACCCTGTCTCAAATCGCCCATGCCATTTCGGGCGATCCGCAGTTTGCCACCCATGTGGTGCAATCCTATTCTATCGGCACCAGCGCGCTGTTGAGTGATACCGTGGCGAGGGTGTCGGGCACAACGTCGCTGTCCACCTCGCTTTCCACTGCGGCGTCGTCGCTGTCTGTGATGGATTCCACGCTGTCGGCGGCGCTTTCTGCCGATGTGTCCACCCGTGCATCTGGGGTGGCATCGGTGGCGGCCTCGCTACAAGCAGCCACGGCGTCGCTGTCTGTGACGGATTCCACGCTGTCGGCGGCGCTTTCTGCCGATGTGTCAACCCGCGCGTCGGGCATTGCATCGCTGTCCACCTCGCTTTCCACTGCGGACTTGTCGCTGTCGGTTGCGGATTTCACGCTGTCTTCCGCGCTTTCCGTGAATTCAGCCAACCGTGGCGCTAATATAACGGCACTGTCATTCTCGTTGTCCACGGCGGCGTCTACCGCAGCCGCAAGCAATTCCACGCTGTCGGCCACGCTGTCTAACAACGCAACCAGCCGCGCGGCATCAGTCACATCCCTGGCAAGCGCGCTCTCCGTGGCGACGGCATCGCTGTCCGTCGTGGATGCCACGCTGTCGGTCGCGATTTCTAACAACGCGTCCACCCGCGCGTCGGGCGTTGCATCGCTGGCACCCTTGTTACAATCAGTCTCGGCATCGCTTACTGCAGTGGAGTCCACGCTGTCGGATGCCATTTCCGCAGTTGTGCCCGTTCGGGAGGCATCAGTCACATCCCTGGCAAGCGCGCTCTCCGCGGCGAAGGCATCGCTGTCCGGCACGGATTCCGCGGTGTCGGCCGCCCTTTCCGCTGACACGGCAAGCCGCACGGCATCAGTCACATCCATGGCAAGCGCGCTCTCCGTGGCGACGGCATCGCTGTCCGGCGTGGATTCCGTGCTGTCGGCCACCCTGTTTAACAACGCAGCAAGCCGCGCGGCAGGGGTTGCATCGCTGGCGGACTCGCTCTCCTTGGCGACGGCATCGCTGTCCGTCGCGGACTCCGCGATTTCTGCGGCGCTGTTTAACAACACATCCAGCCGGACTTCCGGGGTTGCATCGCTGGCAACCGCGCTCTCCACGGCAACCTCGTCGCTTTCGGGCATGGATTCGGTGCTGTCGGCCGCGATAAGCGCGGAAGTCGTGAACCGGGCCAATGCGGTCACTGCTGCGGTCATGGCGGTAGTGGGCGGTGCGCCATCCACCCTGGACACGCTCGCGGAAATATCGGCGCTGCTGTCCACCGGATCTATTATGCACAGCATGATGGGCAGCGTGAGCGCGGCGGTTGCGACCGACTCTGCAGCAAGAACGGCGGGCATTCTGGAGCTGGAGAATGCCATTTCGGCATCCAAGGCGACGCTTGAAGCGAAGGATGCCGCGGTGTCTGCCGGGCTTTCTAACAACACCGCGAGCAGGACATCGGGGGTGGCATCGCTGGCCGCCTCGCTGCACACGACGGC